ACGATTAGTTTGATTTAGCATTAGCGATAGTTTTAAACTATTATTGCTATCAACAATCACTGGCATTCGAATATTCTTAAACTCAAGATCATTTTTATACTTTGGTGCTAAGCCTTTTATTCTTGTCTTAAACTGCTGTGTGGATTGTCTAGTGATTGCAGAGAATATATTGTTTTGTCTGTGAAGTCTAACTATCGGATTATCGTGTTGCCTAATTTGTCTCCACGTTGCATCTCCATAGGGCCCATTCCTGTGTAGCAATAGAGCATTAAGGCCACCAGATGCCATAGAAGGAATAGATGCTAATGAAGTATTGATATAATCTCCAGTAGAAGATCCTATGGTATTTGTATCAATGTTTGTGGGATCGTAAATTAATGTATTCAGTCCTACAAAATCTGCGTATATATTCCCCGCAGAAACTTCTCCAATCGTCTGAAATGTCGCTGACGAAGTATTTGTAATATATCCAAAAGGAGTACTGCCAGACTCTAAAGAATCATAAATCCATCTGTACTGGCGGTCACTTTGAGGAATTGCGTGCTGTATAAATCCATTATCATAGACGGATTGTGTTATTACTGTACCACCACTTGACTGTAGTCTTAGCTTGCGATTACCGTTTATCTTATGGTATGATGGAATGTCTGTTATTATTCCATTGTATCCATAACTTCCCATATGGTCTCTCCAGAGAGAATTCAATGGCTGACTAGCAGTAATTGTTCTAAATAATATGTGCTCATAGTCTGAAGAGGACGTGTATTGTAAACCATTACCTAGACGAACAGTTGTGTTTCTAAGATTTATAGTATTATACACTGAAAATGTATGCGACGCCGGGTCTAAAAAGCCAAGTGCAGATGCTTGAGGACTCTTGACTGCCGAGAATCTGTCGTTAAACGTTACACTTTTTTGACTAGAATCTCGATCAGGATATGTATTGTAGTCGTAATTTCCTATGAGATTTAAAATCTCTGCGGTATTTTGCGTTAATGCATTGGAATTTTCTTTAAGCCAGGTTCTTTGGGCATTAGTTCCAACTGTTTGTATGACTTCATAATTATTAGTATAATTTCCAAGAGTTTCTAATTCTAATGTATTTGTTGTCGCATTATAAGACCCTGTTCTTGTTTTTATGTTATTCAAGACAACCGGGCGCTTAGCTATTGAATCTCTATAGTATTTTGATTCTGCCTGCGTTGTTTCTCTATTTTTTAATACAATCGAGCCTGTTTCTATTTGTAGATTATATAATTCGGATCGGTTGTCAACAAAGTTGAGATACTCAGTAGTCTGCACTATTGGCTGATGTCTGTGCGGCATTCCTCCAACCCATCTTTCAGCAAATGGTCCCTGTAGAGGAGAATTTTTAAAATTACCATATCCATCTAAATGGTTATGTTCTATCTGTGCACCGGATAAAAATGGATCTAAAGAAACACTATATCCACCGCGATTAGATGATGAATAAATAACAAATGGAGCAATTGTTTTTGCTAAATGATTTTCATTTTGTGTCGCCGAGACAACAGTTTGCAAATTAACCAATTGAGTCTTGGGATTTATTTTGTTAATTTCAGTTCTATCAATATCAATTTCTTCATACGTATTATTAATTGTTATTGTTTTTTGAGTACCATCCTTGTTAAGGGCTGTTCTTGTGAAATCTAAATTCAAGCTGTTGAGATCATTTGGTGTAAAAGCTTTCTTAATTCTTATTTTGCCATGGCCCGCAAAACGTGTATTCTTTCCGGAAATAATATCTCTAATTTGATTTCTTTGTGCATCAATTGTTGGATCGCCTGAACTAATAGGTGATTCAGTTCTATCAGCTCTCGAACGCCACCACAATGGATCTTTTCTTTGTTCTGTTGGAGATGTCGATGTTGGATCTGTTGGGTTTGATTTCCAGAAAGAGCCAATTTGCCATGTAAAATAATTAGTCTTATCATTACCACCAGCCATAAAGCTACTTTGGCCTTGGCCGGCGCCTTGATGCATATTTATTTTTTCAAAAGATACAGTAGGATTACCATGAAGATGCTCAACTTGACCTGGGTCAGCTGTGAAAGGCGATTCTAAATCAGTTAGATCTTTGTGTTCAACAATAGGAAATTTATTTTGATATTTATTTCTTTCTAATATATGGCTTTCGATAATATCTCTTGCCATAGGTGCGAATTGTGCCGTTGCTGGTATCAAATGATCAAGCATACCTGTTATGCTCAAATCAATCCATTTGTAGTATTCTAGAAACTTATCTAAATCAGGAATATTGCTTACTCTTTGAAAGAAAAGTTGTCTAATTTTCTCAATATCCTTGTATTCGTAACGATATCTGTTAACAGGGCTACCTATTAAACTATGAAAATCTTTAAGAGTAGCAAAGAGATTAATCATATCTTCTGATACTGCTCTATACATGCTTTTCTCAAATGCATAGAAGTATTCTATAGGCCTAGATTCTCGTGTAAATATTTCTCCTTCAAAATCAACAACCCTGACTTGATCATCTGTGTTTATGACTTCCGGTAGATTTTGTTTAAAAGCATAAATATTTTTTCTCTCAACAACATCAGAAGCAGAAGACTTAAAAAATTCTCCTCTAGCTGTATGCTGTTTGTTTAAAATTCTTGAAATCACTCCATACGAGGATGTTGAAGAATTTCCATATGAAAAATCAACAACATTGAAGCGACCAGATGCGCTACTTGTCTGAACAGTATCAAAGTTCCAATTGAGAGCCAAGGATGCCATATTTGGAACTTCTACAGAAGAAAGAGTACCAGTCTCAAACAAGAATGTATTTTGATATGGATGTAAAGAGCCGTAATTTTCATCATCTATCGCGTGTGCTTTTACAGTTTCGCTATCTAATTTAGACATCCAATATTTAACATTAGTGACATATATATCTGATGATTTTAAAACAGAACCCGTAAAGTCTTGACGATGGGCGCCGGCATATAATCTCGTTGAAGTATTAAACATTCCGGAAACATTATTGATTGTTCCGGATACTTTAAAGCTATTTAAGATTTGATTTTCTAATACGTTATACCCTTCGTATGTTATAACAGATGCCGAAGTTGAGCTTACCGTCCCAGATACAAGATTTGCGAAGGGATATCCAGCTGGTGTAAGGCTCACTGCAAAATTCCATTTTGAATTTTGATAAACATCTTCAAAAACCGGGCTCTCTAAAGATGCGGTAGCACCAGGTGCGTTTAAAACAAATCTTACACCTGCATTTGCATCAAGAGCGCTTGTTCGAACCGCATATGTCTGAAAACCTGATGTGTCTCCGGTTCTCCAGCTAGTATCAGTCTGACTATCAACTACTCCATGTTTGCCAAAGATAGAAGAAGATAATTCAGAAAATGGAGGAGAATTTCTTCTAAAAAGTTTTTCATAAGATGTCTCATCCGGATATCTTGGAAAAATTACTTCACATTCTACGGTATATGGCGCTATGTTATCAAAACCATCTGCTGAATTGCTAGCAGAAATATAGCCTGTTGAATTTGGATTAGATGCATCTCTATAAGAATATACTGATGCAGTTAGATTATTGTAAAAATCTGCATACTTTCTTTTTGAATTTATTTTTCGATAACTTGTTTCAAGTATCTGGCCTTGACCATTGGCATATGTATTTAAGCGAACAATCTCTTCATCGATACCAATACATCTTAATAAATTTCTAAATGATTTTTCTGTTCCCTTTGTTTTATTAATATGAATTAAGTTATTATAAATATTTTTGTAAATCTGATTCTTTACATCGTAAAGTTTTTCTTGGAATAGTATCTGCTCATCTCTGTTAAATGCATAAGAAAATAAAGAATTATCTGTCAAGATTTCTTCCACATTAAATCCAACATCTGATAGCAATTTTTGATTAAAGAAATAGGGTTTCTCCCTTTCTCGTATGTAATCTTTGTTTTTTAATGTTGGGAGTGCTTCAATTTGTAAATAAAGAGTATCTAAATATGTGGCCAATATTTGAATTAGGTTTTCTAATCCTCTAGCTTCCTCACTATCTTGTTCTCTAATCCATCCGGGAATATTATTAATTAAAGCAGAGGTATTGTAGTTGTCGTAGAAATCTCCTTTCGTAGCAAGATCAGCTAAAGTTGATTGCACATCAGGATGAAAATCATAAATAATTGGATCCCTAAACTCAATTGTTGTTGCAGAACTTTCGATCATCGCTGATCCTGTGGAGCGAGCACCTGATGTATAGCCTACCCACGCACCATTACTAATTCTTCCAGAATAATCTAATACTGTAGCATCAACACTTGTATTGGTTATGCCCTCATTAAATTTATAATATACTCCTAGATCAGTGTTTGAAGTATCGGTGTTTGTGCCGCCATTAATTTGATCAATGTAAAAGCGACCAATTTGTTTTGCACTTCTTTCCCTTTTCCAATAACGAAATTCATCGAATGAAGAAGATAGGACTTTGCCCCATCCAATATCACCACCAGAGCCAACACCATTTTCATAACTTGGAGCTACATTGGCGCCAATTGTTGCCACTAGGGCCCCATTTATTTCTGCTGGTAGTATGCTTGTAACTACATCCGTATTAACACAAGTGCCATCTACGTATAACTTCATTGCAGTTGAATTTGTTTCATTGTGCACAAATGTTACTGCGTAATGATGCCAGCTATCATCTGCGATGTCTGTCAGTCCTGAACTAGCGCTATATTGTTGACTAAACGTTCCGGAAGTAAATGTCATAAATATTTTATCAGGATCAGTACCATAACAAAATATTCTGAAATCTCCTCTGTCGACTCCTCCAGTTGTTCCTAAGTTTACCAAATGGAATAATGTTTCTTGTCTTTCTAAAGCTTCACTAATCCAAGCGCTTTTTTTCATCCAAAATTCTACTGTTGCGCCGACAGATGGATCTAGCTTTAAATTTGATTGTCTGTTGTCGTTAGCATTATAATAATTTGCTTTTGAAAGAAAATTTGAACTAGGACCGGATCCTATGCTATTTTTAAAATTAGCATTTGGATCTGCATTAGGGCCACCCTTGATGTAGATATACTCTGGAATACTGCTGCTAAGTAGGGAGAAATTAGCAGAGGGTGCACCAGTATAACTACTATTTGTTCCAATTTTAACATATCCATTCGTTCTAGGATATACGTAATCAAAAATATAATTGTCTAAATAAGAAGAAGATACTTCCCACTCAATCTTTTCTTTCTTTGAACCATCATATGGATAAAAATTATAAATTCTTTTATAAGAATCTTCATAATACTTTTTTGCAGAACCAAACTTAACAAAATTTGATGCAGTGCCAAAATCTACATGCGGAATAAACCTGCTTTCTTTCAAATTTGTCAGAGCAATTGTATCAATAGACTCTGCTTCTTGATTATAAACATTGGCTACCGTGCCGCTTCCAACAGTAAATAATTTCTGGGGATTGTAAGAAATTGTTTTATGATGAGTGGAATCATCAACATATCCATCTCCAATAAGGGAAGCATTATTGCCATGGCCGCCGACATATGTAGTTTTGCCTGTACCTTTATCTATGGGGGCGCCCAAGCCATTATCAATATCGAAAATTGGCACTAAACTTCTCCTTCTACTCTAAACTTGAAACTTTTATTGACACCAACAAATTGATTGTTATTAAAGTGTATAAGTTCAATTCTATACATATATCCAGGCTCTAAATATGACATATCAATATCAAAATATGAATTGTTTTCGTCATAAGAAAGTCTAGTATATGAAGAGGCGCTTCCTACTGCTTCAGGAGATACTGCAGACCCTGTTCCAAAAGATATTGCTTCCTGGTTGTCTATGACTCTTGTAATTCTATAATACATATTATCAATTATTACATTTTCTGGATCTGCATCTGCTACAGTGTAGATTGTTGGGCTCCAATTTTTAAGTCTAGAAAAAACTTTAAATCGTGCTTTTTCAGTATTCATATAGGAAGAACGCAAATTACTTATATTAAATACATAATCTTGCTCTATCGCTTGACTTGATATACTATAAACTTGGGGCGCCATAGAGCCTGTTTTTACCTGCATTCCAGGCTGTCCAGAGTCATCTAAGGACCAGACATCATAAATTGTCGTAAAAGGCGTTGAAGCGGCCGTCAGGGCGAAAGAAGCAGAATATATTCCTGTTGAATAGAGGCCGCCAGTAATTACTGTTGGACTAGAAGAATTAACGTGTTCCGTTGTTGTTACCAAATTCAAAGGATTGCCCGTGGGAGCAGTAGAAGATCCTGAATAGATCTGGACAAACACTGTATTGCCGCCAGGTATATTTTTTAATTGTCCATTGACGTAATTGTATAAAAATATTGTATTAAGATTATCTTCTGCTGTCAACAAGCTGCTGCTATAATTTATCTTTCCTCTGTCATCTTTTATCGTTGAATCCCATCTTGCTTCAACCAATGGCTTCATAAAGAAAAACTCTGACGACCTTGCAAAAAACTTTTTCGTATAGTACGATCTTATCGCACCACTTACATTTTGTATTGAGTTATCCACACCAATCCCTGTGGAACTTGAAAAATATGCTTCCTGGCTACTCGTGAGACGGACGCCCAATCCGTAGTTTTCATATCCTCCGCCAGACTGACCTTTAATCCAATTTTCTACAATATCGGTAATATCAACTTCCAGATTTTCAGTTCCTTTCGGCAGTGTTTTAACCTTATTGTAGGCTGTTAAATAATCGCCACCAATATTTTGCCATGAAGTCGATCCAGCTCTTTTAATCCAATTCGATCCTATACTATTTTTAGTTTTATCAGCGTAGTTGTCCATATCTAAGCCTAAGCCCTCTTCCCAAGAGGAGCTAATTGGCGAAACAATATATGTTGCTGCTTTAGGTGTAGTATTGCTATGTTCAGCATTAAAAAGCCTTAAATAGAACTCAACATTTCCAGAGGCTGGAAGTTCTCCAGAAGCTCTATCTGTAACAATTGTATCAACAGGAAATTGTACTAGAACTCTTGACAATTCTTGTGTTTTTGCAATTCCAGTTGTGGATCCGGATCTCGTTGTTTGGCCATAAATTGAGAATACTTCTAAAATATCAGAGGCGCCCATATTTGAGCCTGTTCCTCTTGTTGTCAAATTTTCATTAAAAGCATTTGTGATTGTATTGTCTTTATTAGCTATGTATCTTTTAATACCCATTATTTAACTGTACCCTCAAAATCTGAATTTTTGTACTTGAATTCGTATGACGCGTCAAAAGGCATCAATAAATATCTTCTATCTGCAGAATAATTTTGTTCTATATCATATGATGCATCGGAATAGTTTGCACCCACCTTTTGAATGATTTGTACACTAAGTGTATCCGCAACTCCAACAACAGAATTTAAAACTTTAGTAATCCTAGTGACACTCAAGGGCTCTCCAATATCTGGCTTCATTTCGAATAAATCTGCCAATGCATTTTGGCATCTCTGTAAAACAACAGATTTAGTAACAGTATTTTCCCCCAAGACTTCAAAAATAATTCCTAGATTAACGATTCTAGCATCTAAAATATCAACAGAATCATTAATCATTCTATGCCTATTAATCCAAAATTTTAAATTTTGTTTCAAAGTTTCATTAGCTTGTGTTAATTTGCCATTACGATCTTTAGCCAAAACATACAAATTTAAATTTCTTGTAAATGAATTATTGTCTCTGACTACTGCACATCTAGAAATGCTTCCAAATTGCTCTGGCATTGAGTAAACCATTGTCTTATAATCTTGCGCTGTAACAGCTCTATTTTGGCTATAAAATGATCCATAGGCGCGCTGTTTGACTTCTTCTACTGTAACGTCTAAATTATCGCCTACAATAGGCTCTTCATTGACGCATTCTAGACTTGTATTAACTGCTGTCAATAATGTATCGTCTAAATTATGTCTGTCTGTGAATACAACTTTTGCATTAACAATTTCAGAGATAGTCCCAACTGGTGCATTAAGGAGATCTCCGGTTATTTGTCGATATATAATAGTTAAGGTCGTATTTGAAGGCGCAACTCCTAATTTATCACTACTGATTAGGTTTGATGGATCGAATGTTTGTTCAGAAATAAAATCTCTACCGTGTAAATTTAAAACAGTCTTGTTTGGCTCGGCTATTGGGTCAGTCTTTATTTCTGCCTCGCTTCCATGGCCAAATTGTAAATATACACTATTTGCGTCTCTTTCAACAACAAAACGTCGTGGAACGGAAATCGGTTTTATTATTTGTGGGGCTAATCCAGATGATGTAATGTCAGGATTCTTTATTTCTTTATAAACCACATCTTGTGAAAGATAATCTACTTCAAAATATTGATTTCCATTTGAATCATAAACTGAAACAATTTCTGCAATTGAGCGACCACCAGGAACTTCAACCTTAAGAAATTTCTGAAATTGGCCTATCTCTATCTCTTGAATATTTAATTTGCCAGAAATTACTTTTCCTGATTGCTTGACGGCATATGTTAGTGGTAAGCCAGTGGTATTATCTACTGTTGCAACAACAATCTCATCACTATTTTGAAAATTTATATCTTCCGCCAATGTAAAAATACTGCCGCCGGGCGTTCCAACTAAAGTACCTCTTTTAACCAAAGGAAGATAACGAGTATCTGGGCCATTAGCTGTTCCTTGGGCCGGCACCAAGGCAAAGAAAGATACATCACCGTGAGAAGTAGGTACTCCATTGTAATTATAGCCCATTTGCTTGGCAATTTTGGTAACGTTATCAAACTCTAGGGCTGTCTGCAAGAAACTTTCGTTTGCCTGATAATCTAAATAAAAGGATAACATATCTCCGACATATGCAACCATATCAATCATCAAAGATCCAAATGAAGCTTCATTAAAATCTTTGAAAGAATTTGGATAATATCTTTTTACAAATGTTGTAATTTCATTCCGAATAGAGGAAAAATCACGGGCTGTATAATCGATTGCTAATTGTTCTGTTTTTTTTACCGCCACTTTTGTACCTCAATTTCAATAATAATAATTAGTTAAATCATATTATAATTCTAATAGTAAAATATCTTTCTCACTAATGCTTGGAACATTATATGTTAGTGAAACACTTAATAAATTTAGAAATTCATTTTTAAAAAATTCTATTTTTTCTATTTTTACAAAAGGCATATATTGATTTACCTGACTGTATATGCGGGCTTCAATTTTTTCTTCTGTTTGTGGCATCATCTGTTCAAACAAGAACCTTCGCAAACCGACACCAAAATCAATATCCATTATTCGCTCACCGGGAGAAGTTAAAATTATATGAGTTAGATTTTGTTGAATTTCCTCTGCAACGGTCTTAACTAATCCGAAGCCGGCACCGTCAATATCATTTGGCGCTAATGGTAATTTTGGTCCTATTCCTTGCATCTGTGTTTCTCCAGTTATTAATAAATATCAATTTATTTATTTTATTCTTGCTCTGCTTGATCAAAAACATCTTTATTGATCCAATCTTGTTGTGGACTTTGTGGATCTGGGCTTTGTCCAGCTTTAAAACCTTCTGTTCCTGGCTCACAACTATAAGATCCCATTTGATCAATTGGAATATTATCTCCAACTACTATATCTGGGTTGTTAATTTGATTATACGTGCTAAACGGCTCAACATAGCCAGTAGCCAAATAAGTCATACCTAGGCCGGTGATGGGATATCGAATATCGCCAAAAGGCCAAAATAATCTAATAAATTCATTATATTCTTCTTGAGCTTCCTCTAATTCTTCTGGTAAAACACCTAAATTTTGCAATCCTTGGATTGTTGGAGGTGTTATGCCAAATGGAGCTATAGGAAACAGAGGTACTGGCTTTACACTAAACATAATCTTGGTGAATAATTCTAGTTCACTAGCACCAGTTTGCTTTTGTATTTCAAAAGCTTTTGCCCATGCAGGATCTGTCAAGCTTACTAAATATCTCATAATAAATCTAGGAGTAAGCTTCTGGAAATATGAAACAATTGGATTATCGGATTTGCTAGCGCTTAATTTATCAAGCTCTTCTTTAAACTTTGCTGGGGCGCCGCCTTGTTCAGTTAGTTCACTTTCTATGAATGATTTGTTCTGTGGCTCTTCTGATACATTTATCAAATTAACACTTGCTTGTTTTGATGCTTTGAAAATAGTATTTTCCGCCATTTCCGGCTTAGGAAAATTAATAACGTGCATCAATGCCATTGTTTTTAACACTTTATCAGGAAAAATATAATTTTGCACTAAATTTGAGACTTTCTTTTCAGAGTCACCCAATAATTTATTTGTCATATATTCATCTGCTGACAGGTTACTATTGGGCCCATTTGCTATGTAAATCTTATGTGCTATAAAAGATCTTTTGTCGTTGCCAAAAAATAGATTTTCAATTTGACCAGTGTTGTCTTGCTTGTCCACATACCAGTCTAAGATATCTCTTATTTTTAAGTCTTTTGTGCCTGCCAAAGTTAATTCAACTGGTTTTCCGATAGGTATAGAATATATTCTCTTAATATTCGCCTCTTTTTCAAGAGTGTATTTTGATTTTTCAGGATTGCCAATAGAATTACCAGCTAGTGTCTTCTTTTGTTCATCAGTAGCTGTTTCGAAAACTAATTCCGCAGTCCTATATTTTCTTTCGCTAAAGCATTTTTGTGTTAATTCATCGTTTCCTATTTGTATTAAGCTATCCCCAAGCATACCAGCGAATGAACCATTTAGAGTTCCAGAATCATCAGCAATGTCTTTTGTTTCATCTGTTGTGTCTAAAATATAGCTACGATCTACAAAATCTTGTTTTATAAATTTTTTATTCTTTAGTTTAAATTTTTCATTTTTTGGTGATACAGCCGAGCCACCAGAAATACTTTTTTCTATTACTTCTAATTGTTCAGCCGTTATGTCTCCATAAGGCCCATCGTCGATAATGTCCATATTATGTGGAAAGACATACACTAAACGCTGGCCTATCTTAATATCTCTAAAGTAATCTCCTAATTTACTATGTTGTAAGTTACCTAAAAGCTCAAGTTCGGAAAGATAATCCACTGAATCTGTCCATCCATCAGGAGTTGGTTTCGTAAATCTATTAGAGAAAAAGTCATTTTCGCTCTCATCGTCTAAATCAAAGTTTTGGCCAACTAAACTATTCAAAATAGCGATATCCAAAGCGTTAATATTTACTATAAATCCTTCTTCTTCTATCATAAGATTTACGTAGTCTTTCTTATGTATGTTTTCATAATTTAATGTATTATCTATAATGTCAATTGACTCCGGGGAAGATTTGAAAGCCCAATACAAGTCTCCCTCATATTCAGAAGTAAAAGCGTTTGATTTTGATTCATCAAGATCATCTGGATCTTGAATTGGGCCCCCATCAGGAGGAATATCATCTTGTAGCGCTTCAATGCTGCCTTTCCAGCCAGTTTCTGATCCTACTGATGGAGTGTCTGCTTGAAGTTCCCAAGGGGGTCTATTATAGATTGCTCCTCCATCAAATCCAAAATTAAAGCATGCTTTAAAATTTAATGCCTTTTGAAATTGCATCTTGTGAGGAATTAATTTCAAATATTTTTGAATTACAAAGCCACCATTTTTTGTAGCATCTCCCAAAGAAGTTAAGTTTGTTCGAATGTCATATTTTAAATCACCGCTATCGAGGAGATCTCCATCTTCATCTTCCTTTTTCTTGAATTTAGTGGATCCCGGCAGATAAGTAATTTGTATAGTTTCTGATTCTTCTGCCTTCCCTGTATATTCTTCACTGTCAGACCACTGAGTTTGATAAAACGTAGAATTGTTTTTTTGTAAAATTTTTCTAATCATCATATCATTGCTTTTAACATTTGTAGCAGATACAGGACCCAATGTTGGGATATCTAATTCTTTTGTTGTAAGGTTCGCTAACCAATTATCAAGGTTAATTTCAGGAATATTTCCTAATTTTGCTTGTGCAAGATAAATTTTTCCTAATGCTTCTTGATCTGCCGGTATCTTAAGCCAGCGCCATGGCAAGAAAGTATCTAAACTATTACCAAGAAAATGAGAATAATCTGTCAATTGATATGGCACATCCATATATTCTTCTGTTGCTAAAAATGCATTTTTGACGCTTATTTTTTCTTTAATAGGTGTTTCCAAAGCTTCAGACAATGGTCCTAGAATCTCATCAATTTGTTTTAATATGACGTAGAGTACTGCTGATTGTTCTACATCAGACAAATATTTTCTTGCTGCTTTTGTTTTCAGTATAAATTTAACGTTATAAATACCAGAACTAATATTGTTATATTCATCCGCCATTTCAGATTTTTTATAACTCTTAAACATAAGTTTTTTACCATCAATGCTTACTATTTTTCCTTTCGTCAATTCCTTGACTAAGATGTCAAAACAAACATTTACGATTTTGGTATAGTAATCACCGACAAATTCATTAGCACTTTTTTCTATTGATTTTGCTAGAATATGAGCAAAAATAATATTATTTTTCAAAAGTTCCGACAACTCAAATGATGCAAAAATCAACAAACCACGTATAATATTTTCAAGTATAACAACCCTCATAAAGGCTAAAATAGAAGTTACCTTAATCGATTTTGATAAAACATTTGGATCGTTAGGGCTGTCTAAGTTTGTTTTACATAATTGATCTTTATATGCTTCATTCGCAGACTGCTTTAAGGAGTTGGAATTTAATATATCACTCAATGTTGCTGCAGCGAGAGCCCCATCCTGTGGGAAACAAATCTTTGCCAAAAACTGCTGCGACGTTGTATTGTTAGAGAGATTTAGCTTGTCAAAAATATCAATATTGAAAATCTCTGAGTCGGCAATATTTTTTAACATTCGATCAACTGCAGAAGCAAAAACTAAATCATAAATCTTTAAGCATGATTTTTCAAACTTTTCTCTACGGCCAGTGAGAGGAGAAATTACTTGGACATCTTCTGGCATTGGTACCACTAGATCATCAACTCCGTCGCCGTCAGTATCGAGCCCAAATGTACTCAACAGAATATTTGTTTGAAGGTTTTTATCAGAAAAAGAAAGATCTTGCAAAGAAGTCGATAATACTTTGCTTAAAAGATATTGTTGTAAACTTAAACGCTTTGCAGTATCAATATCATCAATATTTAATCCAGATTCATTTTTTACATTTTTTGTTTCTGCTGCTCGGCTAAAATCTTCAATATATTCAAGCCACTCTGTGTTTAATCCAAGTCTAAAATTTAAATCTACATTAACTAATTGAACTTCAAAAGGTATATTATCTGCGCTATTGGCTGGGGGTGATGTCGGAGTAAAATTACTATTATGATTATATAATCTAAAGTGTATCTGATCCAAAGGTATGTTCGAATAAATCGATTTTAATTCTTCGCTTGATTTAGGGGCAACCTGTTGAATAAAATCATTTGCTTTTAATTGAATATATTTAGGATAATTAATTTCCACTAGTTTTGACGTCTCAGGAGTATTTTCCTTTAATTCATTGACCGTAAGTTGGGCTGCTGCTTCTATATAAGGCAACATAACAACATCATTTGTATAAAATATATCTTTTTCTAGCGCCCCTTTTGGACTAGGGAATAAATTTAAACTATAGTAATATAATTTGCTCCAATCTGGGCCATATTGTTTTTGTAAATATAGTTGTAATTCTTGACTAAGACTAGATTTTTCATCATCGTTTAGGCCACCGAATAAATCTGCTCCTTCAGAAAGGATTTGATCAAAATCTTGTTCTTCGGCTGCAAAGCCTGTTCCCCCAATTGATCCTATATAATCTGGTGGTGAATAAGGAAGATTATCTTTTATGTTTTCAATATAATTGTCTATAACATCCAAGAAGCTCGGTATTTGATCTTCATCAATACTGAAGCCATCAATAGTTTCATCCCATGCTTCTTGCGGCAACAACCCAGCTGAGTCTTCGCCGAAATTAATATATTGCTCTTTCAAAAATTGCACAGCGTCTTCTCTATATTTAGAAGTATATACTTTTGCTTGTATATCTACTGGAAGATATGTGGAATAGTTTGCCTCTATTAATTTATGATTATCAATCATAGTAAAATGACGTTTTGCTGGTTCGTTGCTGCTAAGTAAAAATTCTGTTTCTGGCTTATAACCATTTAGCATATTTGGAATTATGTTAATTGGGCTTCGTGAAAGAATATTTGAATTATCTATTTTCAAGCTTGTTTGTAGTTTTTTATTTACAACTCTCTTGTTTATATCATTTCGTGGCCACGATTTTCTTGATTGTTTACCAAAATCAACGAGATAAGGTTTCTTACCTTCAAATGCCAATTTGACAGCTGTTGGTCCGTCAGCCGGGAATAAATACGGCTCCAATGCCTCTTCTGGCACAAAACCTTCTGGCGCGCCATCTGGTTGTTTAGTTTGATTATCTATAATTTCTTCTAGCTCGCTGGTGCTTTTTCTATCTAAATGAGGTGGCAAGAGCGCTCTAGAATAAGAACCAGCCCCTAGGCCATTAGTAGTTAAATAATCTCTTCCAAGCTGGGGCTGCCTAGGCAAGTCACCACCTCCAGGTATATGCTCGACATCCACAAATAATTCTTTTGCACCACGAACTTCCATATCGAATTTTACGGCGACACCATCTACCATTTGGCCAATCACTGAGTCTGCCATTTGCTCCATATGGGGTGTATTTAAAATACTTTCATTTCCAGTATTACCTACCGCACATAATATGGGAGTGACCTCTGATAAAAGCTCGTCATTCAACAAGTCATTTAATGCTTCGAGGCGCCTCTTGTCTCTTTCGGTGTTTCCAGAAATAATTTGTTCACACTCTTCCTTGGAAAAGCCTTTCTTTTCTAATTGTTGACAATACCATTCATCTTGTAATTTATTTTCACAATAATTTGCAACATTAGACAAATTTTTTGAAAGCTCAATGCAAAAAGAAAGGTCGATAAACATACCCAAGCCTTTGAAAAAAGCTTTTATTTTATCAGTATTTGATAATACTATTTTAATATTTTCCAATTCGGAAGTTCGAACAATTTTTAAAACTAATTTATAAATTGGACTTTTGGCTGTGCCCAATAGCATAGCGCATACCTCTGAGGGTCTTAGGGCTAATGATAGTTCATCCATTAGTTCTAGCGCCTCACTTGTCAATATGGTTGTTGGGATCTCATTCATCGTCTCCAAGATATGACTTATGATATCGATATCAGTTCGAGGATCTCTTAAAAGACGATATATATCAAGTGTGCCTGGCTTATTTGTTTGCAATCCATCCAGCACTGTAGGAGGCATCAACACTGATCTCGTTGCAAATCTTTGCTCATCTGTTAGATCTTCTGCAAAAGTAGAGTCTACACCTAGATTATCATTTGCATTATTTTCTTTACTGCCTATGTTGGATAATATAGCACCCAAGTCAATATCTGCACAAGTATTTAAAAATTCAGTCATAACAGATTTAAAAAGTGAAGTAATCGTATCAACAAGGGCCGCAGCTGCAGATTCAACTACAACATCAATCTCTAACAATGGATCATCATTATCCATTGGCAACTCTGCCATTTCAAAAGTTGGTGGGGCTACCGAAATCTTAAATACATCATCAACTTCTGCTTCCAAAGTCTTATCAAATGTTGAAGCTTTTAATTTTGCTCCTAAATCAAAACCAAGCACTTGCGCATCAAGCTCAGCAGAAATTTCTGTGCCCGACATCTCGTCTAGTAATTCTAATACACAATCTTCAATGCCCATTTCTTTTAAGATGCCCATCAATCTATTTGTTAATTCTTTATCTAGGGCATCTTTTTTGTCTTTTGCAGCGGAAGAATCAGATACTAAATTTTTCACTGCATTTGTAGGTTGTTCTTCAAACTCTGTTGTTAGGTTGTCTATTTCACTAAAATCTTCTACAATCAATTCCTGTTCTTGTACAAAAGATCCTAAATCTTCGCTATTTACATTAATCCCAGTTTCTAATCCTGCTAGCTCAATTTCAGAATATATTACTTTATTTTCATAGAAATCATACTCCGATTCCAATAATTCTATTCTAGAAGCCAATTCAGGGCTTATATTTTCTACTTGACATTTTACAGCTAAATCTGCTTGGAATTTACTATTGAAGAGTAGTTTTTTAAGATCAACATATCCCAAAGACTTAAGAGTTTGTTTTCTAGCTAATAAATTAATTTCTGCTTGTGGAATAAATTTCATAACGCATGATTGAGCCGCAAAAACAAATTCTTCAAAATTAACTTTGTTTAAGACAGTATCATACATCATCTCTGAATTTGATATTCTTTGCAGTGCCTCAAAATCGTCTAGAACCGAATCGTTATTTGGTATTTGAACACTTCTTCTTTCCTCATATTTTTTTTCTTTCAATACAGGATCGATAAGCTTTTCGTTTTCTTTTTGAACCTCTGCTTTTGTTTTATAAGTCTTGGCTTCCGTTGACAAAAGATCTTCTTCTTTAGGCGTCTTAGGTTGTGTTGGGAATTGTTTTTTCTTTGATGCATCAGAAGCTTCATTAAGAACAATTTCAGGAGGAGGATAAGTAAACTTTACTACCATATCTAAGCCATGGTATTTCTTTTTATTTATCGCATCTTTTATCTCCGGGTAGTAGCGTAGATATGCGTTAATATTTGGCTTAGAAAATGGCTCTTCTTTGCCAAAACAATTAATACCTTTTCTTAGATATTTTGATATTATCTGGCCATCTTCTTTTCTCTGCAATATGGCAGTTTTTAATCTATATTCTTGATCAAATCCAATTGCTAATACATCTCGTTTTTTTAGATCTAGTTTTTCATCGTTTAACTTTAATAGATCCTGTAATTTTGGCAAAACTTGATCAAATATTTTTACATCTTCATCGAAATTAGGTTCCGGAACTAATGCATATCCGTCTTTTGCAGCTCGGGTGGCGCGTCGCTTAAAATCCTTGCCAATAATCTTCTTTAGTCTCTTTATTGTTGTTTTTAATCTATTTGTCTTTATAATCCACCAGAAACCTACATCTTGAACCGCAAGACCTTCTGTTTTTTCAGTAAGTTTTTCTAATCTTGGGACGGCTGCTCTAAATTCATTAATTTCGAGAGATGGATGTTCAAAATATGTACGCGGAATAGCTACAAGATATTTTATTAATTTATCTTGTCTATCAGATGACCATCTTTCTTTAATGGTTGCAAATAGACCATTGTTCAATTTGAGCAACTTTCCTACAAACGATACTGGCTGCTGATTAGAAGTGATCGCGGTCTCAGGAGGCAAAGTTATATTTGACTTTTTGCCATAATATGATAAAAGCTGTGCCGCGCCTTTAAAAATTATATCATAATCAGATGCGCTGCTATCAGTTTTGTATTCTAGCGCAATATTATAGGTGTTCTCTTTTTCATCTAGATATGGTTCGCATTCATCTAGATTTGTCCAATCTGGAGCGATATAGCTTTCATTTGGCTCTGGTACTTCAATTTTAGGTAATTCCAAATCAAAAGAAAAATCTGTGTCCGGCTGTATTGTTACGTAAGACCTCATCTCATTAATGTAAGATGAATATCTCTTCAAAACTCTAGAATCAACAAATCCAACTAGGCCAATATTATTAACAAAATCTTTTGAGTTCGGAGCATCTAAAATTCTTACTTTAGAAAAAATTGCATTTTTTCCAAAACCCTCCGCCAATACTTCAACTTTGGTATGATGTGATAATTGAGCCAATACTCTGGAGGCTGCTCCTTTAAACTCTGTTTGATCAAGATTAAAAGTCTTTTCTTCTACTTGCTGAAAATTTTCAACTTGTTTTTGTATAAAGATGGTATCGTATCCATCTTTTAGTTTTGAATTCGTAACCGAAGACTTTACATACCCTTCTCTTAAGAGCAGTTTTTGATTTTGATTTTTGTTCGGATCCGAAGAAATATCAACAAAGTGAGTGCCTATTATTGTACCATCTGGAGGATCTTCATAACCAGGGTTTAAAAGTAATGCAGTTCCAGATGGAATTACGTTTTCAACAGTTGATGTTGTGACTGTTGTATAGGGTTCTTTTGAGAGAGCCTCAATTATATTAATTCTAGTTTGCCCTATTTCAAACACGTGTGGATATTTTGAAATAAATGCAACATAATCTGCCTCGTTGACTACCCTCTTGTCATTATTGATAGAAATTTCAATTTTTCTATTTTTAAACTCTGGGTTCTCTTCTTCGCCCTCGGGTGTTTCTATTGTTGCCGGCAATAAAGTTCCTTCAGATACTCCCTTAAAAGAATTGCCAAGCACGCTTTCTAGTACATTTTCAACATTGAAAGGGGGTCCAAATTCAACAATTTGTCTAACTAAATAATAGATTGTTAAAAAGCCATTATTTTTGATACTACTTGGAGCATTGGGATCTTCAATTAAATTTTTACCATTAAAATCATATAACGTTTCTTCTAATGTTTTATCTTCAAAATCGCCGGTAATATAGGCATTTTCATATTGAGTTAAATTGACACCTTCGAGCTGTGTTGGTAATACAGTAAGCCGCTCAAGATCCGCAGTTCTTCCTAATGCTTCAAGTCTCTCAAGATAGTTTGCTGCTTTTGGGGCATCAACTAATTTTAAATCATCTAATGTTATTAATTTTTCTGGCATTGTTTTGCTTAATTTGTGTTGTTATTTCTAGAGTTTATATACTTTTTGGCGCCTTTATTTAAGTAATTATTACTTAATTTTTTTAAATTCGATTTATGTCTTGCTAAAGAAGCCGCCGTATTTCCAAACTGCTTGTTTGCAACACTTGGCCCAACGAACGGTAAGACGTCAATATCAGGACTGGTTACTATTGCCCCGAAAGGACTTCGATGATAATGATTCATAACACCTTCGTTAAATTGAAGCTGATAGTTAATATAATTAATTAATGTTCCATCTAAAACAGATATCTTATGCACAAGTTGCTCTAGGAAATCTGCTAAATTATCTCCCTTTACTAAAGGCTGCATATCTGCATCATCATTTCCGGCTATTAAATCAATTCCGGAAGCAGATTTAACAAGTCCACCTTGTGAGTTTTTTGGATCGGTAGCAGTTACTAATTTTATACCTTGTCGCGAAATAATACGAATATCATCTGCTTTTATGGCAATTGCAGATTTAGCTACAGAATTGCCTAATTTACCTTCAGCCAATTTAAAATAGCTATCAATATCGGCCTTTTGAGATATATAGATCCTGGCAGCGTCTCTTCTTAGATCCGGATCTGCATAAAGCTTTTCGCCTTTTTTGTTGACATCTTTCGCATCTGCACCCATTCGGCCGACGCATATATCAATCATTCCTGCTTGTGTATCGCCTTTGCCTCCATATCCACTAGTACGATCGCCTGGGCGGTCGCGACCCATAATAATAAAAGTATTGTTTTTGCCTTCTCTGACAATTTCACAATCAGCTTTTATATATGAAGGAATTGGTTCTACCAGATCCGAATTATTTATTCCGCGGCCTTTAGTAGTGCCAGCCGTTTTTTCAAGAAATTTTTTTTTAAAAAGCGATAAAAAATTTAATTGTATTGCAAATTTAGCCATTATTCAAAAGGACTTCCCGACCATATTTTGTCATTAGTTAAGCGATTAGTTTTAGTACTTTTTTCAACTACTTTTACAGCATAATTACCATCTGTTACGAAATCTTCCCCAGTATACCATGCTTTTCTGGTTAGTTGAACTTCCCAGTGCCAGGCTTCTCCTTTATAAGGAGTAATCCCAAACTTATGTGCATTTTTCATCATCCAAATATGTAACTTTGTTTTTCTTTGTGCACTATTTGTTTTTGAAACCGGCTGTACAATAGTGCCAGTTGAATCTTTATAATATATATCAAACGCACATCCTGTTTCGTGCGGACTATTAAAAGCTCTATAAGTACGTCCAGCCCTAACACTCCCATATTCGTCAATTAAATATAAATCGAATAATGCTTTAATCGAAATGTTTGGATCTCTTTCTAGTGCTTTTTTGACTGATGGATAATTTTTTCCTCTTCTACCTCGAAGCCACTTATATCTTAATTCGCCGGGTTCTCTAATCCCAGAAGCCAGATGTATTTTTGGCCTTCCGGTTTCCTTTACCCAAGCTTGATTCATTAATTCAATTCTTTTAGCTACTAGCGTATGAACTTGGCGGCCGCGATATTTTACCAGCAATTCAGGTTTTAAAAATTTTTGAATAAAAGCACCATTTCTTACACGATTTTCCTCATATGGTGTCGCAGGCAACAACTCTACAATAGTATTATCAAATTTATATTCTTTTATATGTTCAAAGCCAATTGATGATGGCTGAAAGCCGCCTTGATTTCTACCCGAACTTTTATCACAACCGGGTGTGGCGGAATTTGATAAGTTAGGAGATACAACTGCTGGGGGTAGCGGCGAGGGTGAGGCTGCTTTAGCTAGAATTCCTAATTTTTTTTCGTATTTCCGCAATGGAGTTTCAGCATATTTTAATTCTTGCTTTTTGATATTAAGCAATTTTTTTACTTTTTCTGCTTCTGCATGCGCTGGTGTTCCCTTTACAGCAGTACTTGTTAATCCTTCTATTTGAAGTTCCAAATCCTCGACTTCTTTTCTTTTCATCTCGTATATTTGTCTATAAGCATCTAATTTTTTCTGCTGCATTGTTGACAACTTAGGAGTTTGTTTGACATTTTTTGCTTCAGAAGCCTCATCAGATTGTTTGATACTATCTGCAGTTACGTCGGCTGCAGTTTGAACAAAAGTACTCCACTCTGATGTTTTTACATTTTCTGTAACTTTCTCGTCAATTGCTTTTTTTTCTGCTGCTGATGCATCCGAAATTTCTTTTTCGGCTGTGCTTAAAGGAGGATTGGTTGATCCAGGATTTTTCTTAAATCTCTCAAGCTCATTTGCTATATTTTTTAGTGTTACAAATCGACCATGAGGCCATACGGCGTAACGAACACGAGAGGTTTCCCAGCTCCAAAAACCTAATGCTTTCTTGTAGTCAACACGCTTTTGTGCTTCATCACCTAATAGCCAGCCGGTTCTTCTGATAATCTCTTCCGGTGGCTTAGGAGACTTAGCATATTGAGGATACATTGTTTCATATCCACCTCCATACGTACTTCCCATAGCTAATATATTTTTAAAGCCTGCATCTTTATATGCTTGCAGACCTATAATCATACCTCTTGGTTTGTATTTAGCCTTTGCCCGATAAGACTGGGGGATTACAAAGTCTGCACCATTCATAGATGATAAGGCCAATTTTTTAAACCATATTGGCATTTCATAGCTCGAAACACCACAACACAAACCATATTTTCTGGCTTGTTGCATACTTTTGTCCATCCAATTCTTTGTTAGACGCGCAATAGTCTCTTTGCTGTCTTTTCCCATCATATCAGCTTCCGGATCATAGATGACCCCTAGACATCCAGTTTCATATGCCAAAGGAAAGATAAAAGATATCATTTCATCAAGTTTTCTAAGATTAGGATAAGCCCAAAGATAGACTCTGATGCCCGCATTATGAAAATCTTTGACAAATTGTCTCAATTTTTCTTTATCCGCTACTGTATCTTTCTTTCCCTTGGCATTGACGCTTGGCCATCGTTGCCACAGGCCCAAAACAGCAACCCAATCTAGGCCGGCTTCAACTGCTATCTTAACAGGGTATCTCTTTCCTCTAGACGGTGTTAGGTTGGTAAACAAGCCTTTACCTACAGGCAACGTACCTCTTTCTTTTTCTAAATTAACAGGTGTTCGAATGTTCTGTAAATCGGGAAAATTCCCAACAATGTCGACATTAATCTTGCTGAGAGATAAACCTTTAGCAGACGAGGCGCCAAATATCGCATTTCCACAAGCATCAAAACTTGAGCGTGCAGTCTGTGTTGATATTTGCTCCTCTATATTATTGATTTGCCCTTCTTTGAGACCTCCAAGTAAAACTCCTTGATCTAGATTTTCAATATCCTCGAAAGTAACCCAAACAACTTCTCCAGGCTTTGGTTCATTAACACCAGTATTTTGTGCTGTGAACGTTGGAAACTTATTGATGGCTGAATGATCTGCGCCTACTCCGTCTTCAGTACCTAAACTTTTTGGAGTTGGCAAGATAGAGCCATGTATCTCAGGAATCATTGCTTTAATCGCTACTAAGCGTATTTCTTCTTCAGATCCAAATAGTTGTGCTAATTGATCTGCCCAAGACATTGCCGCTTCTTTATCTTCACCGATAGGATTCTCAACGCGAAGAACGATTGCTTTAAAGCGCGTAACTCCCTTGGTACTATCGTTTTTAAAACGATCTCTAAGTTCTTTTCTTAAGATTTCAAGCGGATCAGAGTTTGTAGTATAGATTGGCTGTGATTTCTTCTTCCATAAAGGATTTAAAGTACCATACGAGTATCCCAATTCGGTAAGAATATCGGCCATTGATTATTCTACTCCTATCAGATCATATAGGGATTCTTTATCCGCATCAGATAAACCTTCTTTATTGGAGGTCTTCTTGTGGACCAAGGTGCTTATTTTTACTAATTGTTCGTTTGATCTTTGTAGGGTTTCAAGATATTTAGCAGCTACTTGTCCAATCTCTTTATGTTCGTGCTTATCATTTTGTATATGATTCATCACGTCAATCAACAACGTTGAGGCCATTGCTCGATCTTGTCTTATGTTTTGGAGACCTTCTTCTATTAGCGCGTCAATATTGTTATCTAAATTTCGTCTTTTTCCCATTTATTTTTAAAAGCCCTATATTTTTGTCTTATCTTATTAAGGTTGTTGACAACTTGTTTAGTGTTTAAGCCAGTGATTTCCCTAATGTATAGATAAATAGCTTTTTTATTAAAAATTTGAATATCCGGGGCTGAGTCAAATAATATTTTTATCGCTTCTAGGACTTTTCTTTCATTTTCTTTTAAATCAAGATTTTCCCACTTACAAATCTCATTTTGAAGATGTTGCATAAACTCTTGTCTTGTTCTATCTTCTATGTAGCTATTTTCAATTACTAAGTTTTCATATTTGTCTGTAGCTACGTGCACACAATCATCAATATTCCTTTCTCTTTTTAGCTTTTTTGAATTTTGTTTAACTTTGTGAATAAACCAATTTTTCGTAATAACACTAAAATAAGAGAAAGCTTTTGACTTTCTATTCGGATCATATTTGTCCAAGATAGTAGTGAGCCAGATTTTACAATCATCTTTTAGGTAATCAATATTGGGCAAATTTGTAAATTTGTAAGTATAAACAATTTTATCCACCATTTCGCTAAATGCTGGTCCTATAAATTCACCGTAAAGTTTTGCTCTTTCTGCCTTTGAGTCACTGAGGGCATATGCTATGATTGCATCCTCATGAACTTTGGTAAAATATAAATTTTTAGTTCTTTTTCTCCTAGTTTTTTTAAACTTTGGAGGATTAGTTTTCGTTTCTTGTTTCGAGGTCATTTAATTCATCTTCTTGTTCTATCATCATTTCTTCATCATCAGAAGAAAAATATTTCTCGTAGTAATCGTAATAGTTGTCGATAAGCCTCTTTGAGTGTTTCATAAGTCCTTCTAGGGTCTCATCTCCATAAAACATTTCAAGCTCATATATCTGTACTAAATGTTCAGCAAAATCTTCGTTTTTAGATATTAAATCAGTAAAGTCTTCTTGTATAGTTCTCTTCTCATTAACCAAAAAAAACACATAATAGACAGAAAAAATATTCAAAAGCAAAGAAATAAATAAGAAAAAGTGCAAAAAGCCAAACAAATATACCAACAAGCATGAATTCAGGATTAAAGATAGACTTATAATAAAATTATTAATTTTCATAAATTACACTCTTGGCTTCTTTTTTGTTGGTTCTTAAGATTTCTCTATTTTCTTCTATAGCTTGTCTTGTGATTTCTCCAACTTTATGATCAACGACTTTCGGATCTTCACTTTTTATAAAAACTTTATTAATTTGTTTTTTTAAGCAATTTGCTTGTTTGCATTCAGGACAGTCAAGCAAATTTTCTTTTATACCATGGTATGCTCGAAAGACGTGATCACATTTTTCACACGAATAATAGTATTTAGGCATCAGTATCAGTCAAAGTTTCATAATCATCGTGATTCATTTTAACAACAGGAGGATTCATAACAAACAATTCTTGATTTTCATTTGCTTTAAAATTGAATCCTTTTAGCACTGGTACAATATCACTCTGCTCCATTAAAGACTTTTGTAGCGCCATCATAACTGCGCCAAGGGCTTCATCTGAAAGTTTAAACATTATTAATCTCCTTTAAAATATATTTTTTAATAATTCTGCACATTCCTGCGCAGTACTGTTTACTGTATCTGTTACACAATTATTTTTTGTTTCTAAAATTATCATTTGCTTCATTTACTGCATTCAAAACTACAGATTTTACATCTGCTTTTTCAGCAATTTTTATCATCGCATTGACATCTTTAGGAAAACACTTTCCTCCATAGCCACGATTATTAGCAAAAACAGCGGTGTGCATACGATTAACGCGAGGGTCATTAAGCCACAACTCCCTAACCCTGTTCCAATCAGTCCCCAGGGCTTTACATATATCATACATTTCATTGCAAAAAGTTACCTTAGTGGCATAAAAAGTATTAGCTACATATTTTACCATCTCCGCTGTATTGTGGTCTGTGACCAAATATCTTTTAGTTGGGCCACCTACTTTCATATAAAGATCTAATACTTGAGAACAATCAGAGCCATTGCCGCCAAAAATATAATGCGGCATCTCTTTAACATCAGTATCAAACTTATATGGACTCCAATATTTTGATTCGCCGGCGAACTCTGGTGAGAAAACTATTTTTTTATTATACTTCATCGCCAATGCTTTGGTAGTGCCAACTGCGACAGTAGATTTAATAATTATCAAATCTGTCTCTAATTTTGAAACGGCATTCTCTACTAAAGAAATATCACAAGATCCGTCAGGCAACATCTCAGTTGGAAGACAAACCACTGCACAATCTGCTTTTTCATTTATTTCTTCTATGGAATGAGTACAAACTTCCGGATTTAGATCATACGTCATCATATTATAATGATTCTCGAAAAACCCAAACATAGCGTTTCCTACATATCCACGCCCGATGATTGCAATTGTTTTCATATTCTATCCTTTTACAGTTTTTTTAAAATTGGATGCGAGTCTTTTACTACTCCAGTTGGAATATTATACTTCATATTATGAACTAATTTAATAGATGTTTTTACATCATCAATATTAAATCCATTTCCTTTTAAAATCTCTTCATAACTTTTTGTATGCAACTCGGTAAATCCAGTACTAAATTCAAATTCTTTCTCATCGATGCTTAGAGACCGATAAGTTGTTTTTCCTTGCTTTTTTACTTCGATAGGAAGATACTTTGAGTTGCAACTCAAAAGCCATCTAACATTGGCATTCTCTAAACGAAGTATCCCAGACCATATATCATTTTTAGCAACGTGTACTTCATTTTTAATTACATCGCCAAAGATCCATGTAAGCATATCAAAAAAGTGTATACCTATATTGGTTGGTAATCCGCCGGATTTATTTTTGTCTCCTTTCCAAGAATAATGATACCACAAGCCTCTTGAAGTAAGATAAGTTAAATCAACATCATATACTTTGCTCTTGTCAACTGTCTGTTTCAGCTCTCTAATTGAATCGTGAAGTCGCAATTGCAAAATATTATTAATCTTCTTGCCACTTTCATCCTCTAGTAATTGTAAGTAATCTAGATTTTCAGGATTTAAAACCATTGGTTTTTCACAAATTACATTTACTTCATTTCTTAAAGCTAAGCGAACATGTGCATCGTGTAAATAATTCGGAGAACATATACTAATATAATCTAATGCTTTTCCTTTTCTTCTTAGCTTATCTACATGTCTATCAAACCTCTCAATCTCCGTAAAGAAAGACGCTTTAGGAAAATATGAGTCGATTATACCTACTGAATCATTAGGATCTAAGGCAGCTTCTAATGTGTTGCCAGTCTCTTTTATTGCTTTCATATGACGTGGAGCAATATAACCTGCTGCTCCTATTAAACCAAATTTTTTCATTATTACCTCGTAAAGAAATTTATTACTGTTTCAACAATTATATCACGTTCTTCTTCTGAAAGTCCAGGATAAATTGGTAAAGAAAGCACTTCATTGCATCTTTTTTCTGCTTCAGGTAAAGATATATCGCAATCAAAAACTTTCTGTTTGTGTAAAGCTTTCGGATAATATATGGCATTTCCGATCTGGTGCGTATCGAGCCATTTTTTTAATTCATCTCTTTTGTCTGTCCTTAATGTGTACTGATTCCAAGAATGGCCGTGAACAGCGTGAGGTAATTTTAATGCCTCTAAATCTTTAAAATGTTTAGTGTAATACATTGCATTATCTCTTCTTTTGTCTATCCAAGCATCCAGCTCAGGAAGCAAAACCGACAATATTGCTGCTTGTAACGTATCTAATCTAAAATTGCCGCCCAATATTTCGTGTTCGTATTTTTGCTTTGAACCGTGACTTCTGACCATTTTGACTTTTTCTGCCAGATTATCCCGCGAAGTAGCAACAGCTCCTCCGTCGCCAAAACAACCTAAGTTTTTAGCAGGAAAGAAACTAAACGTTGAAATATCGCCGTATGTGCCAACTTTTTTATTTTTCCACTCACTTCCTAAAGACTGTGCGCAATCTTCAATTAGATATATACCTTCTTGATTGCAATACTCTTGTAAGTCGGATAAATTATTTGGCTCTCCAAATAAATGTACAGCTAATATACCCCTAGTTTTTGCCGTTTTAGCGGCTTTATAATCCTCAATGGAGGGATGGAATGAATCAGCACTTAAATCAACGAAAATAGGCCTTAAACCAGCGCGTATGATTGATGTAGCCGAAGCTGCGAAAGTGAATGATGTGACTAGGATTTCATCACCTCTTTCTAAACCAAGGGATAAAAATGAAGCTAATAGTGCATCAGTGCCACTTGAAACTCCGATTACATTTGAGATATTTAAATAATTTGATAATTCATCTTCAAATTTTTTTACATCTGGTCCGTTGATAAATTTAGCTTCTCGCAGGCATCGATCAAATGCACTTTTTAATTCATCCACTGATTTATTTAAAATTCGATTTAGATCAAATAAGGGTATCATACATAAATCTTTGTTTTTATAGATTTATATATTACACTAGAAGGATCTAAATGTAAATCTAAATAGAATCTTTTTTTTCGTTTTGGCGCGGGGGATAAAAGCCATTTTATATCTTCATCTTCTAGGCTTGATCTTTTAACAAAGCCTTCCTGCTCTGTTTCTATCCATTCTATTTTATTTCTCAATATTAAAGCTTTTTTTCCAAAAAACGGAGTAGTTTTTTGTATACCACCAGAATCAGTTATAAAAAATTTAGAATTAGATAAGTTTTCTACCATTTTGGTATAGACGCAAGAATCATAAATTTCAATATTTTCCGGAATACATATTTTTTTTAAAAACGGCTTTGTTCTATGATGTACAAAAAATTTTATTTTATATGGAATTCTTGAACAAAAATTCATTACACTTTTTAAACGTTCAATATCGATATTTGATTGTCTATGGAGTGTCATAATGCCAAAATTACCAGACGTTATCTCCGGATCCAAGCTGTTAAGAAGCTCATATTCTAGATCTCCACAATATATTCCATCTTTTAAATTTTTTAATGCGCCCGTAGAAGAACAAAATTTTAAATCAGCCACAGTATCTGCGAATATTCTATTAACTTCTTCCGGAACCTTATGATCGCCACATCTTAGTCCTGCTTCTATATGAACCACTGGTATTTTTAATTTGTAAGATACTAACGAAGCGCATAAAGAAGAATTTGTATCTCCATAAGTTAAAACAACATCTGGTCTTTCTTTGTTTAGGATATCTTGCAATTTTAAGAGTGAGGTCGCCATAAAAGATATTTCATTTTCTTTGTCAGCATCAATAGAATAGTCTATTTTTAAATTTAAATCCTCTATTAGATTTTTTGAAACGTTATCAGAATAATGCTGTAAAGTATCTACGATCTTGTGATTGACACTCATCTGTAAACAAAAATCATAAAATGGTTTAACCTTGATATATTGAGGCCGGGTACCTATAATAGATATTATTTTCATTTTGTTTCAACATCTCCTCGAAATTCAACGGTGCACGTTTGTCTTCCATTCGAAAAAATAGAATTTTGATCGATCTTCATATATTATTTTATTGTCAATATAGTAGAGTTACGGTATTAACTTATTTTTTCTTGCAGCAGAATAACAATCATATAACATAGATAATATATCAGAAGGAATATATTTCTCTAATTGTTCTCCCTTGGGAAGCGCTACAAAAGGAGGTTTAATTCCGCATATTAGCCGACTTCGATCGCGAGAAATGTTATTTAAGCCGTCTGTGTCAAATCCTAGCCTCCAATTATCAGAATGATTCCATTCAACTTTTAAAGAGGAACCTTTTTGACTAGTCAAATTTTTAAACAAAAAACTATCTACGCTGCGTCTGACATGTTGTGGAGAAAGCCTTTTGATTAAATTAGTTTTTATAGCCATGTTCAGGGAACATGGATGAAGACTATGGTCGGGTATGTGGGAAATCCGACATAAATTATGATCAAATATTGCACTTTTTTTATTTGTAATATCATAAAAGAAGCCATTTTTAGATTGAACCCAGTCAATATTTTTATCTTTCTTAAAGATATCATTTGTTTCTTTTAAACGATATGGTTGTGCATAACAATCAGCTGCCTGTAACAAAAAACATTTTGAAGAGTCACTGGACATATTAGCTAGCTGCTTCCATTTAAGTGATAATGGTATCCATTGTTTTAAAGAAATATATTCCAATCTCGTGCAGCCATTTTCTTTTAATCTTGAAACATACTCTTTTACTTTTTCTTGACCGAAACATTCTTCTTCTTCTTCGATTATCAATAACTCCCATTTAAAATCAATATCTTTTTGTCGACATAAGCTTTCTAAGGCTAGCCATGCTATTTCTCTACTTCTGTACATTGGAAGACCAACTGTTAATTCTATCATTTTTTTATGTTCCTCGCTGGGTTGCCAGCCATTATGCTATTAGATTCTACATTTTTTGTAACTACGCTGCCGGCGCCTATCTTAGAGCTTTGACCAATAATTAAATTTGGCAGAATTGTTGCATTGGCGCCAATAGATACATTAGATTCAACAATTGTTGGGGGCTCTTCTTTCCACTTGCCTTTTGATGGTGCATATTTATCGTTTGTAAAAACTGTTCCAGGACCAATAAAGACGTTATCTTGGACTATTACATTTTCCGGAATAAAAACACCAAAGCCTATGGAACAATTTTTGCCAATTATTACTTTATGTCCAATTTCTGCAAAAGCACCTACTTTAGTACCTTCGCCTATTTGGGCAGAATCATATATATTCGCAGTCGAATGAATCATTTTCTATTATCCTGTCTATCCCCAAGATGATAAGCTCGTGCTAAAGGATTGAAACTAATAGGAAAACCACACTGTCTTATGGATAAGCTCCATACGACATCGGGAGCGCTCCCATATATGCCAAATGGTTCCACCATCTTTAAAACATCTTGATGAACAACGCAATTAGCTACATACGCAGTCAAAGAATCTTCAATTTCACCAGTAGTAGTATCATAATTTAATCCCCTATGGGTAGCACCAGTTTTTCTACTAGGAAACTGCATCCAGTCTTCGCCAAATTCATGACGCTTTCCCTCTGCATCTGTTAATCGAAAGCCGTACTGGCCGGGCTGTTTATCTTTTAGATATTTAGACATATTAGTATACCAGTCATCATCGGGCAATATGTCATCAGCCAAAAAAGCTATCCATTCTTCTTTTCTTGTCTGCAAGCCTTGGCGCCATTTTCTTGACATATCTTTTTCCCAAGCAGTATAGTTTGAGAATACGCCGCCCAAATCTTCAACTAAATTTTTTAATTCTTCATTGTTAGGCGCAACTAAAGTATAATTTCCATTACAGATCTCTATGCACTTAGGAATAATTTTGCTTAGCAATAATTTCCTTCGTATAGGATTTTGATTTGTAATCTGTACTATTCCTAGATTCATAACTTTAAATTAGACTCTCGACTGCAGCCATCTGCATCGCATCTTTATAGATATCTACTTCTTCTGGCAGTGCTTTTCGAATTGATTCAACTAATGAAACATTTTGCTTTTTCTCGTTGAACTCTTCCGTGACCCAATCTTGTAGTTGTCTAGCTTGTTTCTTGAATCTACCGTGATCTTTAAAAACTTCTCTAATTTGTTTCTTGAATGATCCTTCTTCGGCATATGCCCACTTAGAGTCTGCTTCCAATACTCCTTGCCAAACAGCTTGCTTTTGTATATTCTGTAGTGTGTAATTAACACACGCAAACATAGGCTTAATTCTTTCTTTGCCCTTTTTATTTTTTACGGGCATACAAAGAAAATCTAAGTAACCACTCCACTCCGGAGCAATAATAGGCAATCCTTCATACGCTGCCTCAAACATTGGCAAGCCATAACCTTCACCATGAGAGGTTGACAATAAAGCTTTTATTTTTGGATTACGATAAAGTTCGTGCATCTCTTGGTCAGAAAAGTCACCATGGAGAAGATAAATTTTACATTTTTTATCTTTATAATTCTTTTCTTGCAATATATATTTAATTTTATTTTCTACTGCTGTTCGATCTAAGAAAGAATTTTTTGATAAATTAGTTTTAAGAATTAAACCAACATTTTCTTCATCATAGAATTCCTCAATAAACCATCGAATACAGTTTTCTATATTTTTTCTTGGGCCCCATTGCGCAACATTTAAGAAATTGAAATCTGTCTTTAAATCTAGCTCTAGAACACAACTATCATATTGTTTTACAGGATATCCCACGACATCAATAGGAGTTTCACATATATATTTAATCATCTCTCCTGTATTCGTTATTTGCGCGTCAACTACTGTTTTTTGATAAACTTCTTTTGAATGCTGAGATGGTACAACAATTCTATCCATCAAGTTACCTTTCTCTAGCCAGCCAGGAGCAACTTTAGTTGTTTCAATGCCGGCCGTAACTCCAATATTTACTGGGCATAACTTTTCCCATTCATTAGGAATTGAAACTTGTACACTTACATCGAATGTCTGCTTGTTCTGCAAGGCTGCTTGCGTTTTTTCTATCACACTATCAAGCCAGATACGTTCTTCATCTTTTTCTTCTGCGAGGGCCCAGCCAGTAGTTCCCCAAGATGTAGGAATAAGATAGAGATCTAAATCTTGTTCTTCTCTAAGAGATCTCATAATAAACCTTACGTGCTCGCCATACCCACTTCTAGTTAAAGCAGGTCCTCTAACAATTACTTTTCTCATTTATACCACCTCTTTTAAGGACCAACTTTGATATCCTTTTCTGTTGCTATATGAGCCATATTTTTCATAAGCTTTATCCATAATATCGACCCAACCTTTTTCATAATCTTCAAAATTATAATTTTTATTAACGTGTTCTAAGCCTAGGCGACCAAGTTCTTGGCGCTCTTCGGGAGACATTTCATAGATCTTTAGCAAAGCCTCAACAACTTGCTTGTTATCGAGTCTATCCTCATAAATATAAGGTACATCTTGGGAACCAATTATTGCTTTAGATGATGGTGTAAGGCCAATTCCAAAAAAGTTTTCACCATCAGTTACTTGTTCTTGCAAGCCACCGGTCATATTAGCAATAATAGGAGTTCCACAAGCTAATGATTCTAAAGTAGCCAGACCAAAACCCTCGGCATCAGAAATATTAATAGTACAATCTGCAGCGTTATATAGTTTTGCTAGTATTTGTGGTTCAACTGCTGTTGTCGAAAACATAACTGTGCCATCCATAAGGCCTAGCTCTGTAATAATAGCATTCAAATCCTGACCGTGAGGATCTCTTGGGTTTGTATGCATAATGAGACCCACATTTTCTTTTCCAACTTTTTCAGCAAATTCTGCGAACCAAAATAATAAAGATCCGCTTTGTTTTCTTCTAGCATTTCTATTATTCCAGAAAAATAAGAATTTATCTTTCATTGAAGGTAAGAGTTTAGCTATGTATTCTTTACATTCTGCTTTATCTTGTGGTTTAAAGATATCTTGATTAACAGCATGCGGAAGATAACAAGAATCAACCTCAGGGGCTACCGTTTTGACAATATCGTGAGTTACTTTTGATATTGCAACAATCTGATCACAAGATTTATACCAAACTTTATTAAACTTTGGATAAGGATAGTTATCCCAAACGTGATAATAAATCATTGGGGCTACTGCTCGAATTTCATTTTCAATTTCCCACAGCCAACCAAAAAATCTAGGATCTGTCATAAACCAGACAATATCAGGCTTGAATGTTGCCAGCATACCACGAACCATATCGTGATTTCCATATCCATCAACAGGGTAAATAATCATATCATCTCCCCATTGATCTGTCTTCATTGGCCTGTAATCTTGATGTTTAATCGCTCCACCAAAACAAGCAAACTTATATCTTCCTGTTTTAAGACAGGCTTCGATCATATATTTAGTTTGTGTGCCAACTCCAGATGGTGACAATGGATGATCGCTCAAAACTAAAACTTTAATTTTCTCTACAGAAGCTTCCATATTACGCCTTATTTTATACAATGTTTGGTACCATCATATGGACAGTACGTGCAAGACAATTTATTTTTAATAAAATTTTGTCTTTCAACATTATATAACATCTTTTTAATTAATTTAAGAGCGTTGTCGATTTTTTTTGGGCCGGCCTTTACTTCAAATATTTCAACTTGATTATTTTTAGCAGTTCTTTTCAATAAAGCGAAATGAGTCTTTATCTTTGAAGGATCAATATTATGCTTCTTGGCATAAAAGTGCTTATATAAAGTTAATTGATATGACAGCATTCGATCGGTTTTCTTTTTTGAATTCCATCCCCAAGAACAGGATTTCCAGTCAATTATATGGTAATACTCATCTTTTTTTAGTACAAGGTCAATAAAGCCTTTAAAATTATAATCTACTCCATCGATCGGCACCATTAGTTCTTCTTCGGTAGCACAAACTTCATATTTTTCAAAATATTCTTCTAAACCCGGAAGAAGCTGTGGGGCCAATTGGAGGCCTTGGGCGCGCATATCATTAACTAATTTTGCATCGAAGGTGACTGCTTTATCTTCTTCCTTTAAAATCTTAAGTTCATTCAAGAAATTATTTTCAAATAAACTTTGTGCGTCCTGCTTATCATCAAAAACTAATATCTCTCCAACCGTATGGATTGCTTTTCCAAAGGCAGTATATTCATTGCCTTTAAAGACTTTAATCTTGTCAATGTAATCTAGTTTGTGCTTCCAGGTGCACTCATCCCAAGTTTTTACCTCGGAAAACGAAACGTGTGTTTTTTTCATAATATTAAAATAGGCTTCTTATCTTATTAAATAATTTAGGACTTATAGTAACTAATTCCTGATCATCTCCAAGGGCATATTCTTCAAAGCCAGTTGCAAAATATTCTCTTAAAGACGTTGCAGCATATGGATTAATAAAAAGTCCATACTTAGTTAAATTATTAAACTTTTCATATCCTACCACATTTAATAAAAAATTGTCAAGCTTTTTATTGTAACTAATATTATCGAAATCATATTTTTGTGTTTCAAATCCTTCGTATCTAAGAATTTTTTCTAATTGGTCACGCTTAGATAGAAATTCGTCCATAATGTTACGATCGCCATATATTTCTTTAGCATATTTTTTTTCTAAAGCATGCGCATATTCGTGAACTATATCATCCAACATATCCATAAGATTATCTTGCTCATTGGTAAGATACAGGCTATCGTTGTGATAAAACGCATTAACTTGTTTCTTGGCAAATATAGGACTATCCAAGACAATAATCGATTTAATTAAATCAGCCGGCGGTTTTGGTAATGTATTGTGTATTGAAACTATTAATTCATCAATATCAATCTCATTTGTTAATTTATCTTTTAAAAAAAGCGGTATTGATCCAAATAAGATATATTCTTTTTTCTGATGTTTCTTTATCTTATCAAGTATCTTGTTCATCTTCTATGTTTAAATCAGTTAATGCCTGTTCATAGCCTCTAAAGAAGTTCTCTTCAGCGACAACTAATAAAAATTCAGGAAATTCCTCAGCCATCACGTTGACAATCATTTCAACTGTCACATTACCATCTTTTGGGCCCAATGAATTTCCAACGTACTCAACTAGCCATCTTTTTAACTCTGTATCTGGCATTGGAACTTCCATCAAAAGAGGGTTATTTTCTTCTTGTATATTCATTTTATTTCCTTTTAGTATGGATAGATACCAACTCTAGCAAAAGCAAATACTTTTGTTAAAGTATTTTTGATGCCAGTGTAGCCACTCTTGATCTCTCACCCTTCTGTAGGGTAATGTGCCCTGCTATTTCGTGTTCTTTAAACTTCTCAATAGCGTATGAAAGACCATTTGAAGTAGCATCAATATAGGTGTTATCAATCTGTTCAATGTCGCCAGTGAGAATAATCTTTGAGTTCTCGCCAATTCTTGTGACAATTGTTTTAAGCTCGTGAACAGTAAGATTCTGAGCTTCATCAATGATGACAAAAGCATTGGAAATAGAGCGACCACGAATATAAGTGAGAGCCTCAATCTCAATTGTGCCTTGTTCCATCATTAGAGCCATTGTATCTTTGCGATCTCCCATCAAGAACTCTAGGTTGTCTTGTACCGGCATTAACCAAGGATGCATTTTCTCCTCAAGGGTTCCCGGCAAGAAACCAATATCCTTGCCTAGCGGCTGTACAGGGCGCGATACCACAAGCTTCTTGTATATATTCTGCTCTAAAACCTGATCTAATCCAGCAGCTATAGCCAGAAGTGTTTTACCACAGCCTGCGGCGCCAATCATTGAAATCACAGGGATATCTGTGTTCATTAGCATATCAAGAGCAAATGCTTGTTCTTTATTTCTTGCTCTCAAGCCCCATATACCTTTGTTTTTGTACTCGTTTATCTTTTTGAGTGGAGTATTGGTGTTAATAAATTTTGCCAAAGCAGTATGTTTTGGATTTGAGTTTGATATCAGCATTATGTATTGATTGGGACTGAAGGTGCCCTCAATATCCTCATCCGTGATATTCTCCCCAGCATAGAATCTATCTACGATCTGATCGTCAACTAAATGGCTCTTAAAGCCCTCGTAAAGCTCTTGGACATTAGATACTACCTGATCCTCTATATAATCCTCTGAAGGTATCATTAGTGCGTCGCATTTAATGCGCATATTGATATCTCGCGAGATAACGATAACCTTTCTTTTAGGATTATCTCTTTTTTCAGTTAGCGCAGTTGTAACAATTTGATTATCTGCGTTGGTTTCGTCTAGACCAAGAGGCATCATTTCAGGATCATACATTTTGACTGACAAAATGCCTTTTCCTTTGCCTAGGCGGATTCCTTTGTGTAGGTTTCCTTTCTCTCTTAGTTCATCTAATATGCGAATTGATGCTCTAGCGTTTAATCCAACTCCATCTTGTCGTTTTTTGTGTTTATCAATCTCTTCTAAAACTTTTAATGGAATTACGATATCGTTATTGTTGAATGAAAATATAGACTTAGCATCAGTTAAGAATACATTCGTATCAAGCACGTAAGTTTTTTTCATTGTTTTCCTTTTGTCACAAGTATTTATAGTACTATGAAATACTTAAAAATTCTTATACTATTATTTTTTCTTGCAAACATAACTAGTTGCGCAACCTCAAATATTCAAACAATGGATCCAGTGGAAAAGCTCTTGGAGACAACCAAGAGGTCTTTTGTGAAAATTGAAGTTTCCGTATGGAGTCTAACTTGCGTTGATAAAGGAAAGGAAAAGGAGTGCACCAAAGAAAAGATAGGCGGAGCTTGGGGCTCGGGATCAGTTATTAAGTATAAAGGCAAAAAACACATCCTAACTGTTGCTCACATATGTGAAAGCGAAAGAATGAACGCAGTAGCACACATAACCCAGCAGAAACTACTATATGATTTCGCTGCTACAGTTGAAGCCAATAGTTGGAATTCATATGGTGCCATACCAATAAAAATTGACCATCAAAATGATATCTGCATCATGTCTGTTGAGGAGATCGATGCGCCTTACCTTAAGATGTCCAATAAAAAGCCAGTATATGGCGAAAAAACATACACTGTGGCCTCTCCGGGAGGGTTGGCTAGGGATGGTATGGTACCGACGTTTGAAGGACGTTTTCTAGGCATCACAGACAATAGAGCATATTACAGTGTGCCGGCAATGGGAGGATCCTCCGGATCCCCTCTAGTGAATAGAAAAGGTGAAATAATAGGCGTTACTCACTCTGTTTATGCTTACTTTCATCATGTTACAGTATCTTCAACGTTTGAAGAACTATGGAACTTCGTCAGCAATTAGAACTTCATAGATTAATGGTTTTTCTGTCTTATAACGTACTGCTTTAAAGTGCGTCCATGTTGATTTTACTATATGTCGAACTTTAGATATTGATTCTACAACGTCAATTTCTATGTTCTTGCAAGTACATGTACCTTTATATAACTTATATAATTCTTTATCACCGCATAACGGACATTCTATAATGGTACGATATAATGGAACATATTCTTCTTCGACTTCTTCTTCTTTAGATGTAAAGCCTAATCCCATATAATAATTAGCCTATTGATTATCAGTGTAGAAATATTCTTTTAAAACTTTTATGTTTTCTTGTGCTTCTGCTAATTTTGAGGTCCACTTTTTGATCTCATCTAAGATTTGAGAATGATCAGCAATACCTACACTGTGTTGAAAATATAATTCTAATGTGGCGATCGCCTCTTCTCTTTGTGCCTCAAAACTTTTAATCGCTGCTCTATAAAAATGATTATCACAATTCATTAAATTCTTCCGCCTCTTTTGTCTTCTCTGTATAAATGATTCCCACTCTATATCTGGGATTGATCTCTTGAATTCGTTTTTGTAGCTTTTCTAACATATAAAATTCTACTGAATTTGGAGAAGCCATATGTTCACGCACATATACAGTCTGTACATCACTGTCATAATGGCAAAAGTCAAACTCTACATTATAATCAATAAAACAATCTGTTGATTCTTCCTGTGTTATTTTTTTTAACAGAGGAATATGTTTACTTTTCTTTTTTCCCATTTATGCCAACTTACTATTGACTTTAATCACGTCCCAATTACTCTTGGGATGCCTTTTGTTTAGTTCAGTTTTATATACGTGTGCTGCCGGCAAAGATTCCGCAAACGTTTTGGCTCTAACCTCTAAAGTTTCAGATCTTTGAGTTAATTGATCAAAAAAAATAAAATAATATAACTTGTCTTTCATCTTAATCCAACAATAATTTTTTATCTTTCTCTTTTATCTCAGAGATCTTTTCATCAATGACGTATTCTTCTAAGTGCATTTCTGCTAAATGAGGATATTTTTTAATCACTTCTTTGAGTGTCAAATTTTCCGTCGCCATTATTTCTTTTATTTTTTTTGCTACGTTTGACATTTTTCTTTTCCTTGACCGGTTCAAAATCAGGATGCAATCTTGTCTTAACCACGAATTGATCTCTAGACGGTAAATAATGTACTTTTACTTGCATTCCTTTGTGGTTATCATCATCTTTCCAGATGCGCAGTAGTTTATTGCGAATTGCATCCGCCGACTCAAACGTTTGATGGTATGAATCTTTTTTCCACGGCTTGTTTAATTTTGCTGGCTTTACTTCTGTCGCTTCTAATTCTTCAGACATATCCAAACCTTACTTGCTCTGCAATGTCTTTACAACGCGATTCATATCGTTGGCCACTTGAGTCTTAAAATTACCTACTTCTCTTCTTAAGATAGCCAACTCATCAACAAGCTGGCTTACTCTATTTGTTAAGTGAGCAATAGTTTCTCTTTGTGCTGTAACGGTTTTATTAAGTTCTGCATTAGTCATAATTGACCTCCTTTAATACAAAGCCAATATAACACACAAATTATACAATGTTAATCTTTAATAAACCAATTTTCTGTTTCAAACTGTTTTAAAAGTTTTCTCAACTCATTTTTATTGATTCCCAACATTGCTGCAGCTTCATTTTTTGTTCTGCATGCGCTATGAGCATATTTCAAAACAGCATCTTTTACGATTGTTGGCAGTTCTTTCCAGAGGTTTAGACCATAGAGTTTACCGTTTACAGCATTTGCTGCTAATTCTAAACGAAGCGCAATAATCTCTTCAAGGGTCAAAGAAGAAAGCATAATTTCAAAGTCAGTTGTAATTTTAGCTTCAGACTTTAGTTTGCTTGAGATAGAATAATAGTCTTGTCCGGGTTTGGAATATTTTTTTCTTTTAAATTTCCACATTTAAATTAACGATTTAAAATATTTCCTACTGCATCACCTTGGTTAGCTTTGCCTGCCAAAGGTCTTAGGCTTTCTGCTTGATCATCAGTAATTTGATTTTGCTCTAAAGCTAAGTCAATTAATTCAGCATCAAATCCACTATCTCCGCCGGCAGTAGCAAGTATCTGGTTTCTATAGTTTGCTCTAGATTGCTCTTCTCCGCCTTTTCTTTCTGGTGGGGTTACTTTTCTTTCTAAGATTTGTTTAAATAATTCTTTTGCAAGTCTTATTTCTCCACTTTTTGACAATTGCATTAATTTTTGCTGACCTTTATCACCGACGCCTTGATCCACAAGAAAATCTTTCATTTTTGTTTCGGCAGCTTCTAGAGCTTTTTTATCTTCTTTTGTTGCGCCGGCGCCTGATTGTGATAATTCTAGCGCTCGGATGTCTTGGGCGTTTGAGACAAACTGAGCTACGTCTTGCATTCTTTGATCGTCAGATGCTACCACTTGTGTTGTGGGGCTTGAGGGGGCTGCCTTTACATCTGCTGGCGCGCCAGCAAGTAATGTAGCAATTGTTGCAGCGCTAAGTCCAAGCTTTCTAAGCTTCCCGCCTAGGTCCGTCAAAAAACCTTCGGCCAATTCTTCGCCATATGCCTCGATAAGAAAAGATTTAAACTCTTCTTTGTCTAATTTCCCTTCAGCAAATAACTTAAATTCATTTGTTTCTTGGATCTCGTTGATCTTTTGCTCAAACAAAACTTCTTTTTCGTAGCGATCAAAGCGCTCCATAATTAACTTCATATTATTCATTTTAATTTTTCTCCTAGAAGGGGTTTATATTAAATAGTCTAGAGTTCTAGACCAAGTTCTTTTTCTTGATTAACTGTCTCGGGCGCAACTTCTGCACTCTCTGCTTCCCTATCCATCTGTGTGGGATCATAATCTGGACTAGCCGGCTCTTCAACCGGTGTCATATCATTTTCAAATTTGTCAAAATACAATTTAGTATTTGTCAAGAGATAATCATAAAACAAATCTTGGTCTTCTGGAGATCCGCTTAATTCATCATATTTGGAAACAATTTGTTTTGAGATCTTTTTAAATGTGTCAAAAGCCGCATTTCTTCCAACTTCATTTTCTCCTTCAATTGCAAATTCTTCCTTTTCATCTTCAAGACTTTTTGGTTCGTCTAATAGTTCAGCCTCTTCATCTGCAATTTCTTTATCAGAGCGAATATCAATAAAATCTGGATCATCTTCTACTCTTACGGCTAGATCTTGTTCTTCTAATTCTTCTTCCGCTAGAGCAACTGTCATTCCAGCTTGGGAAGTAACTTTAAGGGGCTCAATTGTATCCTCAATGGCTCTTAAAATATGATTTCTAAAAGACTCTCTTTGATCTTCATCGGAAGTAAGTGTCTTATAATCATCTTCTAGAGTTGGAACAATATTTTTTAGAAGTTTCTCAAGAAAATTAATCCCGGTTGATCTATGAGGGGCAGGATCTGTGTCTCCAGTTGTTGTTCCCTCATTAATTATTAAGCGACGAATAATCTTTCTTAAACGCTGTTCTTCTAAAACTTTTTGCTTTTTTTCATTTTCAATCTTTTGATTGATTTTCTTGATTCCCTCGCGAATAATCTTACGCAAGCGAATTTCTTCATATATTTCGTGTCTGTTCATCAGTTCCATCCCTTCTCTAATTAGTGTCTCATTTTCTCTTTTTCTATGGGCCGGCCCAGAAGGTCCTTGAACCGAAGGTGAGGCGCCTCCTGCGGCAGAGATCTCTTCTAACTCTTCTGTTTCTTCTTTAGCCTCTTCGAATGCATCTTTAAATGTTGTTCCTGGGCCAGCAGAATCTGATATTGCCAAATCTTTAGTATAATCTTCTTCTAATTCGCCTTCTTCTTCGCCCAGCATTCCAAGTGCTTTTCCAACAGCTTGTTTCTGTGTTAAGCCTTCTTTATCTTTTAGAAATTTAATTTTTTTAGATATTTTAGCTTGTTTTTTTTGCTTTTTAGTTTTTTTCTCATCAAGCATTACTTCTTCAATTAACCGAAGAAAGATACCGAGAGGCATTCTCTCTACCTCCTCGTTAAGTTTACCAGATTCAAACTTTTGTTTAAAGAGATTAAATAAATCTTCATCGAAGAAGCCCATAACATTTGCAAACAATTGACGATCACCATCGGCAAGAGCTGCTCTACAGGTTGTGCCGCACATTTCACCATATCCAGCGATATCCAATGATACGTGAGGAGCAACAACCAAATATCCGTGCTCGCCAAAAGGTCTAAGATTTTTTATATTTGATTCAAACTCTTGGAAATAAGTGGGTCCACCACTTTTCTTTTCTCCAACTCTAAATCTAGGATCCTCTTTCATATCCTTTTGACCAACCATAAAAACGACAGCTGTCGTCTCTGGATTATAACTGCCTAGAATTTCTTCTGCTTTGTATGGATTCTTAACTTGTACAATCTGGCTTTCTGGAACTCCTTGAGCTAGCATTGCCTGTTTTTTCTCTTCAAAATTTAATGGAGATTTTGGAGGAGCAACTTTATTTGAGGTTGCAATGTAAACGTTCTCTTCACCAAATTGACTTTGAAGCCACCTAAAAGCTTCTGCGTGGTGCCTTCCCATTGGCTGAAATCTACCAGGATAGATAGCAACAACATTTTCAATCGCATCGCCCTCGGCTTCTGACAACATTTGCATTGCTGGAATTTTGCCGCGTCCATACTTAAACAATCCAAGAAGCTGGTTCATTGGAGCAAAGTTACCTGTAAATTTATAGGTATATCCATCATAATCAAAAACAAATCCTTCGGCTGCAGTAGAAACGTTTTCAATGGTTTTTAATTTTTGCATTTGTTTACGGAGAATTTCCATTGCTTCTTCGTTTCCTGAAGCTTCAATACCTTTAATTGCTTGATCTGTTTCTTTTCTTAATCTTTGAACTTCGGGATCTTGATCTAAAATAAATGCACTTTTAAGATCTCGGATCATTTCAACAGAAAAATCATGAACAATATCTTCTAGAGGCTGAATTGCATTTTGAAGAATTGATTTAGAGTTCGAAACTAACATATCTATTATTTCTTTTTGCGCTATATCAAGATCTTTTTTAATATTAAGAATTTTAATACCTTTTAATCCTAATATTTTTTTGACAAGCATATTTTCTTTTTCTTCTGGTAAATTAATTTTATCTCTAACAGCTGGTAATATACGAGCTACAACGTACTCTCCAACTGTTTGATTATCTGATATTCCAGTGTCATCTAAAATACGATTTAAACGATCTAGCGCATAATTTAAATGTCTATCATCTGTTAAAGCATCAAGACGCCTCATTGCATTTATTTGAACTTTAAATTCTTGGTTTGCAATTGCTGTTTGCATTTGATCTAAAGAATTTTCTAATTTAACTGCCGAGGGACCAACATCAATATCTAAAATCTCACCAGTTCTTAAATCAACGGCAAAATGACCAACTCTATGAATATTAAGAAGTTTATTATCATAGTTAATGACGTTTGCATTTCTTGGGTCCTGAATTTCAGCATTGTAAAAAATAATATTATTAACACCATCACCAAATATTTGTCTTTGAGTTTTTCTTGGTAATGATTGAGCTGCTAATTCAAAAGTTTCAAAAGCTTCATTAAATGCTTGCTCAACAGTTCCACGACCAGCAAATTTTTGTGCTAAACCAGCAGCATCTAAGCCGCCTTGTCTAACATTTGTTTTATTACGAGCAGCCTTAGCTTTACCTTCAGCAACATTATAACCAACAAACAAATTTTGTCCGTCAGTTTTTTCTGTTCCTTCAAGTTCACCATTAGCTGCAGCTTTAAAGATATCCATCATCGTAGAAAATTTTAGATTTGGATTATCATAAAGATGAGACATATGTCCAGCAACGCCACCCATAATTATAACCTCTTATTTAGCCCATTTGTTGGTAAGTCTTTCAAAAAGCAACTGATCTTTTTTGGAAGTAAAAGTTTCCCTAAGATCATCTTTGCCTTTTCCATCACAGGCGTAGTCTGGTACCATCTTACCATCACAATCAACCATATTCTTTCCTTTTTTCTTTTCTGCAACGACTTTTTCTTTTTTTGCTTTAGCAGCAGCAGCCTTTTGTCTTCGTTGTTCTGGATTACCAGTAGCAAAGTCACTGTCTTGTTGCGTATAACGCTCATAATCTTCTTGTGACTCTTCAACGACTTCTTCTTCTAAAGTTTCTTCTGTTTCCTCAACAACTTCTTCTTCGACAATACTCTCTTCCATCACTCTTTTAATAGTATTTTCTAAAACAGCTTGAAGCTGTTCATTTGTTAAACCTTTCATTTTTTTATTCTCCGTTAAATTTTGGTTTCTCTGAGATTTTATGTAATCTTCAAAGTCTCTTACTAAAAAACCATTTCCTAGTAAATAGGCTTCTCCTTCCATTCGTCTCATATGTGGATCTTTTTGAGCATATCCTTGCTCTAATGCCTGTGTTTTATCAAACTCGCCTCTACAATTTTGTGCGTGATGAACTAGCTCGTGAGAGATTGATCTGAGCATATCTTTAGGGTGTCTACCATCTACAAAAATTGTAATTTCCATTGTATTAGGATTATATTGTGCAGTCTTGCCCCATGCATTTTTAGCATTTTCAGGGTCAGTTATTAGACGCACAGTAGCGTCTTTATCAAATTTTAATTTTTCTTTGACATAAGGATAAAAATGTGATATCATATTTTCTAGTTGACTAACATCAACATTAGAATTATTTTGTATATTGCAATTTTCTTTTATTAATCTTGCATATGTTTTTTCACCTGCTAAATCCATTCTATATTCTACACCAGGTGGCATTATTGCATCTTCTGGTACTTCTTGCCATTGATCAGAAAGTTTAAACTCTGATTTTGTAGGTTGTTGATCGATTTTTCTTAATTCTTTAATTTGTTTAATCATTGCTATTAATATTTTTTTAGCTTCTGCTTTTTCTGAGTTTTCAATATAAGAAACAAATTTGTTGAGCTTCTCTGGTGTATACTTATCTTTAAGTAATAGCCATTGGTATATTGCATTAATATATCTTTCTGGCATGCTCCCCATTAATGCTTCTTGAATTAAATTATTATATGTGCGCAATATTAAATTATAGGTAACAGGATGTAGTAATATTTTGTTTTCATTGATCAAGTTACTAAAGTCACCATCCAGAATCTTAGCCAGTTCATTTTTAATTTTTAGTATGATCGGTTCATCTTCTTCTTTGAATTTATCTTTTAATGGGCCCGCATCTTCATACATTTTAGCTATAGCGTCTTCAAATTGATTGATTAAGATATCAGCTGATATACCTTTATTCGCTAACTGATTTAAAGCGACATAAATTTTATCGGCCGGCATATCTTTAAGAGAATCACTAGATTCTGTTTCACTAGGCGTCGGATCTGTCGGCTCTTCACCGGATTTAATTTTTGCAAAATTTTCTAAAAATTCGTTAACCCTTTGTTTAACTGTTATATCGAGCTTAGATTCTGCAGTTTGCAAAAAGATCTTGTAAAGTTCAGGTTTTTCTGATATAATCTTTTTATGTTTACTAATAAACTTCTTACGAATATCACTAAGATCTATTAATACTTTACTTAACTCTCTATTATAAGCTTTTGTTTTATTTAACATAGCTTCATCATTTTCATTACGAGCTTTGATTATTGCAGGAATAACTTTATCACTTCTAAATTTAATTAATTTATCACTCCAATTTTGTAAAGTATCATCTAGTATATCTGTCATCTGCTCTAGAAGAATATTTAATACTTGTTCTAATTGTGAGGTTGCTCTTTGTACATCGCTTTTAGCTAGATCTATAAACCGATTTTTAAAATTATTACTTTGTTCTTCTCTCCAATTTTTTAAAGAGCCATATGAAGTTATCAAACTATTAATGATACCTCTTAAATCTGATAACTCACTTGTTGTTGCTGCACGAGGAATTTCTCCTCGCATCATTTGTGATATTTCTTGCTCTGTAGCAGTTGCGGGATTAGATTGCAACTCTCTCATAGCAGCTTCAAGATCCTCATCCTCTTTTAGGAGTGCTTCTCTAAGCTTCTTTTTGCGGGAGGCCTGTGCTATAGCCTCTAATTCTCCTCTTCTCTGCCGATCGGCTGCTTGTTTACCGCCGGCGGCAACATCGGATAAACCTTGTAATTTTACTAAAAATCTATCATTAAAATTTCTTTTTTGCTTTTTAACTAATTCCGGAAAATCGATTTCTGCAAATTCTTTTCGAAAGTCAGTAAGCAATTGATTATCAGTTGTTAATATTCTATTAATGAAGGCATCTGCGTCCCCTTCATCTGCATAAGCACTTCTTAATTTTACTCTGAAATCTTCTACTGCTATTCCAATTGCGTTAGCTAAAGATAAAATTTGATAAATACCTCTCACATCACTCACAACAGAAGGATTTCGCTCGAAAAAAACTACTGGGTCAATTCTTCTTCTAGCTAGTCCAGTAAATCCTTCTAATAAACTTTTTTCAACTTCACGTGCTAGTTCCGCATAATCAACCTTCCCCATATTTTTGATGTAATCTTCAAAACTAATAGTTTTTAAAATACTTCTTGTCCTACCTCTAACTCGTCTCCGTGCGCGCTCTTGTCGTCGCCTGTCTGCTTCTGAGGAAGCTTCTTCGTCTATGGTTAATCTATCGATTTCAGATTCCGCGTCATCGATATCGCCAGCATCATCAATACCTAGACGATTAGTTCTACCAACAATATCTAATACTGGATTTAAAGTAGGAAATATTGCATTTAGGCGCGCCAATCTTCTTTTCAAATCTTTGATAATTTTGTCAAAATTAGTAAAAAGCTCTTGAGGGTCATTTAAGTTTTGAGCTTCGGCAGCAAATAATTCTATTTTATCTTCAATATCTGATTGTTGATCAATTAATTTTCTTATTCGTGCAACAGCCGCTATATCTGCTTCGTTGATATTCTTTTTTTCGTTCATTAATTTAACTTCCTCCAAACCCCGCGGGAGCAGATTTGGATCTTTTATAATTAGGTTTTATTTTATAAGGTGTTGTATTTTTTTGTTTCCCTTGTCCGATAAGCCATTTCTTTTTAAGGTAATGTCTTTGCTTTACACGGCGCTGAAATTTTGCTTCTTCTACTACGGAATCGTAACTTTCGTTGACTTCATCCTCTAGATTATTAATCATAATTTTTAAAGAACCTCTAATGTCTTTGTGTAATGACATAATTCTATCATATGATCTGGCTATAATTTTATGTAATAATTCTATATGACCACTTCTTCTTAGCAGCTTAAAAGCCATATTTTCTGGTGAGTATACTCCCTCATCTGCCAAGCCGGCCCTTCGCATTTCTTTAATTTTTTCCTTAAGTCTTTTTCCAGCGGTCATAGCCTTCGGATATTCTCTAGACTCAAAAATATCGTAAACTCTTTCAATTTGATCAATTAACTGATCGGCTTTTTTCTTTGTTGTTTCTAAATCAATATCATATTCTGCTTTAATGGGCGCCTCGACCCAATCGTTGTTTAAAACTGAGTATACACCGGCAGCCATATGCGGCTCACTTTCATTTTGAACATAGATTTCAACTTCATGATCGTTCATACGAATATTGTGTTTGTTATTCCAGGAGAAAATCTTTCCTCCAAAGTATTCTTTTACGAGATCTTCATTCTCATCAACTTGAGAAAAATCTAAAATTAAGTGGAGATCAATATCAGAGTATTTAGACCAGTTATAACTGGCAATTGACCCAGTGATTGTAACATCTTTTAACTCTACTTCTTCTGGTAAGTTCAAAGATTCAAAGAAGTCCTGTGCAATTTGTAACAGCTTTTGTCTTATTGGTTCTCTTAGAAGCATTTTTCTATTCCAAAAGTTCCTATTAAGAGAATCTTTCGGCACCAACGACTGCAAATCTAATTCTGCTTCTCTTTTAAATTCTTCCCAAAGTTTATTCATTTTAGATTATCCAACTTACCTTCTAGACGACCAATTACTCTCAAAATTTCCGTGTTATTATCTTTAATCTTGTTGATATCAGCTTGTATTAGTTCGATATCATTTTCCAGTCTTTCAATTTTGTCTTTGTCAACATTTTGAACCCAAAAAATAATACCAGCAATTGCAGTGATAATTGCCACGATTAGCATAATGTATTCTCTCAGAGCACTTATGTTTAAATTATTCTGGTCTGACATTTATTTTTTTATCCTTCTTTGTCTTTACTTTTTGCTCAATTCGTTTTAGGCGTTTGATGATTTTCTTTTGCTGTTGCATATATGGTCCGGTATTCTCTTCTTTCTGGACTTGAACAGTATCTTTTTTAGTCATTGCCAAAACTGCAAAGGTACATACTGAGCTTAGAAAAAAAACTATTGATAAAGCCAATACTATGTAACACATTTTAGATAAAGACATTTTGCCAATCTTCTCCATAATATTATAAATAGTCTTGTTTTGAAGAGAACATTAAAGTATATAATATTATAACCATAGTTTTTAACTAGTTACGTTTAGAGGGCCACGAAATGAGTTTAAAAAAACTTAAAAAAGTTGATTCTAAAACAAGAATAAAAACTCTTCTACTCATTTTGATTTCGGCAGTATTTTTATCATACTGCTCTGATGCTGTTGACGGAATGTCGTCAGGTATTATGGACCTTTCTGGCCCTATTGACGTTAATGATTATGAATATCCAGACGTAGTGCCTTGGACACCAGAAGAGGAAGTTGATCCTGAATGCATTGACTGCAATATGTATTTTTGTCCTCCACTAGATTCGGTTTGGCAAAAAGAAATTTGTATTAATATCTGTGAGGACCCTCCAACTGTATATTCAGAGACAGAATGTATAGAGTTTATGGAATGTGACCCTACACAATACTTAATTAAAACTTTAGAATGTGTAACAGAAGATGGATATCCTGGTACCCAAGATAAAGTTTGTAATAAAGGAAAAATAGAATACACTGACTGCGTAACTGATTGCAATGAAGAGTCTTGTAATTACGAAGATGATGATTGTGATGGAATCATTGATGAAGGTCAGCGCAACGAATGTAACGAGTGTGGCATAATTCCTCCTGAAGTCTGTGATGGCTTTGATAATGATTGCGATGGAACTACCGACGAGGATTTAATTCAGCCCTGTAGTACTGCTTGCGGAGTAGGGTATGAAATGTGTTTTGATGGAAACTGGATATCCTGTAACGCACCTCCTGTAAATGAAGAGATCTGCGACGGCTTAGACAACGACTGTGATGGCGCCATTGATGAAGATCTAGATTGTGTTTGTACAATCCAAGACGTAGGTACACTATTTCCTTGCCAGGAAAGTCCTTTACTATGCGGCCAAGGATTTAAAACTTGCGAATGTGTAGATCCGGACTGTACTCAACTAACAATGTCTGATTGTTTTGCAATGTGTTATTGGATACCTCCAACAGATCCAAATGAGATCTGTGATCCTCTAATAGGAATGCCATTGGCTGAAGAAGAATGCAATAATTTTGACGATAATTGTAACGAGTTGATTGATGAAGATTTATACAGCCCTTGTTATTCGGGACCAGAAGGTACTTTAATGGTTGGAATATGTGTTCCTGGCGAAATGGTCTGTGTTGAAGGCACATGGGGCAGTCACGACGATGAAGAAAACTTTATTCCGTATTATTGTGAAGGCGAAGTTGTACCCCAAGAAGAGATCTGCAATGGTCTAGATGATGATTGTGATGGCATAGCAGACTGGGGCGAGGAAATGAAAGAAACAGATGTTCTTTTTATTGTTGACTGGTCTGGATCAATGGGCGATGAAATGGATGCTGTTATGATTGCTTTAAATCAGTTTGCACAAAGTTTCAGTGATGAGGAAGTTATCAACTGGGCATTTATTAGAGGACCAGTCGCCTATGACACCAATAGTGAAAGATTAGAATTATTCCAGGATCTAACTGGATTTACTGATTTTCTAACTGCTCTTAGTAATATGGGAAGCACAATTGGATGGAACGGAAACACTACAGCATTTGAGATGCTTTTGGATGCTATCTATATTGCTGTGCACAATATCTCTTCTAGTCTTAAATATTTGCTTGAGGATTTAGATTGGGTTGGTCAAGTTCCTGGAATTGGTCCAAGCGTAGTAGAATCTTCTCCACCCAAAGAAAATTTTGACATATCTTGGCGCCCCGGGGCAGACCGAATAATCATCGTTTTTTCGGACGAACACCCTCAAAGCTACCTTGTGCCTAACTTGACTGTAGAAGACGTTAAAACGGCTATTTCTGGCACCCCACAGCTTAGATTATATACATTCTCTAGAGTAGGCGGCTCAAATCATTGGAAGGATCTCGCTGCGACTGGAAATGGGAAGTGGTTTTATCTCACCAATAATCCTACCGAAATGTACGCTAATCTAATGGAAATTATTGATGAAATTTGTAAAGGTGGAAGCAGTGAATGATAAAGAAAGTAATAATTTTTTTAGTTTTTACTTTATTTTCTATTACTTGTACTAGCCAAAACTCTACAATTTTTCTCAATAACGAATACAAAAGAATTCATAGAAAAGCTTTATGTGATCCAAGCAAGCCTTTCCCTCAAATGATTATAATTCCTTATTTTAATCAAGCTAGTCAAGTTGTACCAAATTGTCAAACTTACCCTGTGCATCAAGTAGCATTATCTTTTTTCATTTTTTACCACCAGTGGCTAGAATACTTTGAAGATGATAATATGGCTGTTAGAGGAATGTTAGAAAAAGTTATGGTGCGCTGGGGTACTGAAAAAAGAGTGGGTATCAAAGGATATGATTTAAATGGTAAAAAATTTGAAGCCAATAGAAATATAATAGGATTAGTTGAAGGCAAACATATGATTTGGGTTTGGCAAGGATATGGTCACAAAATTTCTGAAAGTGCTTTAATGCACGAACTAGTACATCTAGCGCTTTTAGCAAAGAACGGAAGTGCAGATTCAGATCATGAAGGTCATAAACATAGAGGTTGGACAAGGCGCCACACCAATATGATCATAGAGGCAAGACAAATGTTGCGCGCCTTTGAATTATAATAACTACTTATAGTAGGTTACCGGAATTACTCTATGTTTAATAAAATATTTGAAGATTATCGCAACTTTTTAACCGAAGATGAAGAAGCTCTTCTTATTGAAGGAAGAAAAGATGTTGCTTTATCTCGTGCCACTAAAGGTATTGATAATGAGATTTTTAAAGAGTTTGCGTCAGCGCAGATGGAAAGGCTTCTTGACGCAGATCCTTCTGGTAAACAAAAATATGCTAACTGGCTGGCTGGACAAATCAATAAAGAAGTATTTCGCTCCATAGATTATGTTAAAAATCAACTTCGCGGAGATATGGTTATTGAAGATTATGTAGATTCTGTAAAAGCGTCAGTTGGACGTACTACTAGAGAACTAGCAAGAATGCTTCCAACATATCATAAATTAGCAGAAAGAAACCTTATTGATAAAAACATTAACAAGTATGATGAATACACAGATTGGAGTTATGACACTTATCAGGCACAAAAACAATTTGAGGAAAGAGAAAAACTTAAAGGAATGGAAGCAGAAGCCAAGAAAACCATTACAACTCTTATTGATGATCCGGACTATACTTTGAAAAGACCTGACTCCGAAGCCGGTTCTTGTATTTTAGGTATGGGCGCCCAGTGGTGTATTGCCGCCACAACAAGTAAAAATTATTTTGATCAATATAAACGAGAGGGTATGGCATTTTATATTTTAGAGTTGCGCCATTTGCCTATAGATGATGAGTTTAAAAAAATTGCTCTACAATACGATTCGGATAAAGGCTATTCTGATGACGTAGAACCTAGCCTTATTTGGCACAGTCCAAATGAAACACAAGATGAAGAAGACGTAAGAAAAGCTATTCGTGATAACATCATAATGAAGGGTTTTTGGAATTCTCAAGAAAACCCTAAAGCTTTAAAAAAATATTATAATAAAGGTAAGCGCGGTGATGAAAATAGACAAGAGCTTGAAACTATTTTATTAAATTTAGGAAATCAATTAGAAAATTATCAAATGGCATATGCTGATGATGATTTGATGCCCTCTGACGAAAAACTAAAAGAGCTTGAAAAATACTTAAGAGCTGCGGACTTGGAAGGCGAAGATTTAGATGAACTAATTGAAAGCTTAGATGATTTAGTATCAGAAGAATGGTATACTATTATTGGTGAAGCTCACGAACACTTTAAACAAAATCCAACTGGTGTTTCTGATGAAGATTATGATAGAGAAATTGAAGAAGCAGGATTGCAACATTATAATGTTTATGTTGAGCGCGATTTTGACGGTGAAGGGAATGATTATATAAGTGCTAGTGCCGGTTTTGATTTTAATCACGAGGATGTTGTAGAAGATAATGTTGATACTGACGATCTAGAGAATTTTCTTTCAAAAGCTTTAAACGATGAGGGTATCTGGAATATTGAAACATATGCTGGCGAAGATTTACAAATTAACGTCACTATGAATCAAAATGAATATTATGATGATGATCCTTTAACAAGATTTAAGGCCTTTTTAGTAGACGTTAGAGAAGCTGATGAAGCATATGGTGCAGCATACAGAGCAGTAATTCAAGATATGAAAGACTCTGGAATGATTGCTAATGAAAGATTGAAAGCTTTGGTTAAACGTTTTAACGAAAGAGAGTATAATAACTTTGATGCTGATTTTGAAGATGGCAACGTCGCTGTTTCCTCTAGAATTGTTGTGAGACTTCAACTACCAGAAGAATTAACAAGCAAAAGCAGATATCTTTCTAAAGAATTACCAAGACCAAAAACTTCTGAAGATCCCCGATCCTTTATTTGGGACTTTATGATTAACCAGCTGCGAAGCACAAAATCAATAGATAAAATTAAACAAGATTTAATTAAAAGATTAAACGTTGTATTTGAAAGAGCTTTAAAAGCGGCGGCAGATCAATTAAAATTGCCTTTAAATGAGCAAAAAGGTGTACGTGTACCAGAGTTTAAGATTGATTTTGGTGCGATGGGCGCAGCAAGACAAGCATCTATTCCACCAAAACAAACAAGCGGCGCAAGCGAATGGGATATTAGAGATAAATTTACTTATTGGCTTGATATTGTTTTAAAAGGCAACGAAACACCAGAAGAAATTGCTCAAATTGAAAAATTCCTAAATATTATTGATAAAGAAGAATTTTTTGAAAAGATTAGACAATATGTTGAAGCACTAGTTAATAATCAGTTACAAAAAGAAATTATACCGGCAGCGAGAAAAGCAGTTAAAGATACGATTTCTAGAGAAAAAACAACAGATGAGTTATCAGACTTATTTGAAAATTGGAGAGCATTCATAAAATGAAAATTACAAAAGAACAATTAACACAAATTATTAAAGAAGAGATCCACAGCCTCCTAGAGGGTAGATACCGTGGACCAGGCTATCGGTATACTGAAAAAGGTATGGCAACGGCCTCGCGGAAGGCCCAACAACTAAAAATTTCAAATGAAATGAAAAGAAAAGGCAGAGAAGATGCTTTAAAGGGCAATCCAAAAGATGAAAGCATAACTCATTTAGCGTATAGCCAAGCATATGATAAGGCCATGGAAGAAAAATCTAATCCTATGCAAGAACAGTGACCAGATTTAGTTGACGCATAGTTGATGTGTACTTATAATTATTATATTTAAAGGAGCTAGAAAATGAGTGAATTTGATGATTTTGATTTTGTAGATCATTATGGAGAAGTAGAGGAAGTTGCAGATGCTGATCAACTTCCAGAAAATACAGTCGAATGTGCTTTAAATTGTGCATTTATTGGCGTCGGTGGCGGAGGTGGCAAATTAGCCAAAGCTTTTTTAGATCTAGGTTTTAATAAAACACTTTTAATTAATACTACCGACAAAGATCAGCCAAAAGATGTTGATCCTAAACACCTCGTAGTTATTCCAGATGCAGATGGTGTAGCTAAAAATGTTGATTTTGGAAAGAGCGTATTTAAACATAATAGCGCTGTTGTTGAAGATGCCCTTAGAACAAAATTAGGCAAAGTTGATTGGATTTTTGTTTTAGCTGGCGGCGGCGGAGGAACTGGTAGTTCCTGCACTGCTCTAGATGATGTATTCAATCGTTATTTAAGATCAGTCCAGGGAGAAGGTAAAGTATTTTATATTATGACTTGGCCAAGTTCACAGGAACTTCTTAATGGTACTATTTCTAAGAATGCAACTATTTTGGCTAACGATATTGCAGAATTTCCACATATTATATTAGATAATGAAAGACAAACTAAAATATTAAGAGGAAAGGTTGGATTAACAAATTTATTACCAACAGCAAATGCAGCTATAGCTAAGTTAATCAAACAAACATTTAAACTAGCTTCTGAAAAATCTTCAATTCAATCTTTTGATTCAAAAGATTTGGAAAGATGTTTAGAAGCAGAAGGCAGAATGCTTATTGGTACTACAATGATTAAAGATGTAGAAAGTCCTTCTCTTGGTGCTACGATACTTCAAAATTGTATTAAGAGATCACCATGCCCAAGTACAAAAGAGAAATCTAAAATTGGAGCCCTATTGTTGGTTATGCCTCCAGAGATGGCGGAAAATCCAAATATTAGTCAGCATCTAGATGCAGCAACATCATATGTCGGCGGCAGAACAGAAACTTTATTTTCTGGAGTTTATGTAGTTGATAATGCTCCTGGATTAATAGCCATAATGTTACTAGGCGGCTTAACACAATAGGAACTAAAATAATGAAACTCCTATTTGAAAATTGGCGGAAGTACTTAGAAGAAGTTGAAGCAATTGCTGCTATTCCTGGAACTAAAACGCAAGAAGGGCGACAAAATACTATTAATTATTTTTGGGATGGTGGAGAAGAATACGTGGCGCCAAATGAAAAAGAGCACGAAAAAGACCCTACAACGGGCTGGCCACGTTTTGAAAAAATCAACAGAAAAGATGCGGGCGCCCACCCCAAATTCGGACACCAAGTGGTATTATTCAATGATCCAGCCGGAAGAGATACCTTTTATTTTCTTCTTGATGGTGAAACCCCAATTTTCTTTATCGCCACCCAACCTCATAAAGATGGCATTATAACAGGAAATGTACGCAAGGCAGGTGGTAATTTCAGGACAACAGACTTTTATAAGTGGCTCATAGATAAATATGGCGTTGTATACAGCGACACCCAACAATCACCCGCGGGCCAAAAGATTTGGAAGTGGCTAGAAGCTGATCCAAAAATAAATGTTGAGAAAGAGGGAAATCGCAAGAGGGCTACAAGATGAAACTTATATTTGAAAATTGGCGGAAGTATTTAAATGAAGAAGCTGATTCTTTAAAGATTATAATGCCTCCGACAGATTTACAGAAAGCAAGAGATCTAATAGCTTCTGAACTAGCACCACCTGAAGAATGGATAGAGGCACTTCCTGATGATGCACTACCACACGAAGCTATTCACGCGCTTCAAGCTAAAGAAATGCCAGAGCTTTTTGATAACTCGATTGAACACTCTCTTCCTGATGATATTGAATGGGAAGATATTCCGTGGGAAAAAAAAGAAAAATACTATAGTGTACCATCTGAAATAATGGCATATGCTTATGATTATGCCAGTGGCAAAAATAAGCCTGAAGAAATCTATAAAGATTATGAAAGTATAGGCGGCGCCATCTTCGAAAAATTTAAAAAATATGTTGAAGCCTATAAAGCAAGGATGGGATTAGAATGAAACTTATATTTGAAAATTGGCGACAGTATTTAAAGGAAAATCTATCAAAGAAAGAAATTGAACAAGCAATTTCTGATGCTAGTTTTAATTCTGCTCAAAGCTCACAACATCGTTGGGGTAGAGGACAGCCTATAATTGATTATACTGATACTCCTGATGGACGCAGATATACAGCAACATATCCAGATGGTACAGAGAATTCAGATCTTTGGCCAAGTCGTGAATCAAAGCCAGGTGAGGAATTAGAAACATTCTTGAAACGTGTAGAAGAGCCAATTCAATTAAATCTAGTTGAAGAATCTCTTTATTATGGAACCTCAACTGTTTTTCAAGAGGAAATAGCCAAAAATGGTATAAAATCTCCAAGCAAATGGGGAAATTACGGTTTTGCCGAAGAAAATGCGATGAAAATCGTTGAAAAACACGGTGGAGAGCCCGCAGTTATACAAATTCCACTCTCAGAATTCAAAGATGAACATTTTTTGCTTGACGAATCCAATAATGCTGTTATAATATACACTGAAGATTTCCACATTTTTATGGAAAAACAAGAGAAAAAACTGGTATAAAATGGCTAAAAATGAGCAAAAACAAGCGTTTCCATACGAAATTTACTGCGATATGGACGGTGTTTTGGTTGATTTGTTTGAAAATGGCGTCTTTTTGGAGGCAAAAGACCCAAATTTACGCAAAAACCTTGAAAAAATCATTGAAATGCGCTGGAGATGGTCAAAAGACCACGAAAATCCTGAAATTCAAGCCGCTTTGGAGTGGATTAGACAATTATTAGGTGATAATCGCTCATTTTGGGCTAATTTAAGGGCCCTTCCAGGCGTTTTTGCGTTCTGGAGATACCTGGCCAGCCTTGGAGAGGTAAAAGTCCTTTCTCACCCCTGGGATGAGGCCTCAGCGGAAGGCAAAATCGACTGGATTAATCAATATTTGCTTCCAAAACCAAAAAGTGAGCATATTTTTCTTCCTTTGGACGGAAAAAAAGAGATTTGGGCTCAAAATAATGGAAAACCTTGTGTTTTAATTGATGATTTCTCTACATATACTGAAAAATGGGAAGAAAATGGCGGAATTGCTATACTTCATACATCAATATATGATACAATACAAAAACTTGAAAATTTAAAACGAGGTAACAATGAATAATCAAGCTCAAATCAATCTTAATCTTAATGACGCAGAGGATATGCAGTGTCCAACGTGTGAAAATCTATTTTTTAAGCCGCTACTTAGAATAAAAAAGGTTAGCGCGCTTCTTTCTCCAACTGGACAAGAAGCAGTTGTACCAGTTCAGGTATTAGCATGCTCGTCTTGTGATACAGTAGTCAATGATTTAAAAGATCTTAATAAAAGTTGAATTATTTTATGAAAAAATGGCACAATTTCGTCAACGAACAGAAGGATAGCAACAAGGTTGCAAAAATCATTCTATTTAACGGAGAAAAAATCTTAGTTTTGCTTAGTGAACATCCTCAATTTCAAGGAACATTAGATCTTCCTGGTGGCCATATCCATTACAGAGAGGATCCTGTCGTTGGATTACAACGTGAAGTGAAAGAAGAAACAGGATTAATTATTACAAACTATAAAAAACTTTACGAATTTGGAAATACTTCTTATTATTTTGGAGAAATTCCGAAAGGAGAAGTCGTCTTAAGTGATGAGCACTCTGACTATTTTTTTCTAACCATTGATGAGATTAATAGAAAGGGTTTTAAAATATCACAGCATTTTATGAACGCTATTAAAGAAGCTTATGCTCAAATGCATAGATCATAAGATAGTTATTTAAACACTTTTTCTTTTGCTGTCTTAAACAAACGAGGCAAAAAGCTCTTTTTTAGTTTCAATAAACGATCAAACTTGACTTTTTGACGAGCATTTGTATATAAAGTTGTTGGTTTTTTGATTTCTCCATCAATTATTTGATCATTGAAATCATAGAACTTACTTTTTGCCGGGGTTTTACCTGAAACATCAGCACTAGCCAACAAAAAAATACTCAAAGCACTACAAAAAACACAAAATTTTAATTTTTTCATTCATTTAACCCTCTTTTTAACAATCAACTTTCTTTTTTGACACCATTAAAGCACGAGTTATAACGTCTGCTTTGATTTCATCTAGAATATGAGAGAAATTCTGAATATCTGATTTTGTTATTTCATCCATCATAGCCCATAAAGAGTCAACTTCATCCTGTAAAGCTTCATTTTTAACAACTAGTTCTTTATTTTCAGCTATTATTTCAATTAATTCTTCTTGAAGGTCTTGAATCATAGCGAGTAATTCATCTTTATCATTAATGTTCATTTTTTTCCATCTCTTTTATTAAAGTTCTACACAAATTTACCACAATCTCGTTCTTATCATAAAAAATATTAAACTTGTCACCACTTGCTAGCCTTAAAAGCTCTTCGACTTCCTCTTTTGAATAGTATTTTGGTTGAAAGTATGGTGACACAGTTAAATTTCCTTATCTTCTGGTTGTTCCTCATATGATTTATTAACGTTTTCAATTGTTTCTTCCAGTATGCGAAGTGCCAAAATTGTTTCAAAGATTTTAGCCAATTTATCCATGACGCTTTCTGTGCCGAAAGTCTCACGTAAGCTTAAAAAATCAGAGGTCGACATTTGTTTTAAAGGTTCCGGTGCACCCCCAAAGTCTCTTGCTTCTTCTTTTGAAGCAGGTATGTTTGCTGCAGCGTGGTTGCCTCCGCCACTAGCATCACCGGTTGCATTAGTTTCGCCTATAGATGCACTCTCAACACCAGAAGTAGTGGGCATAGAAGTGTTTATAGGTCCAATATTCATTGCGCTCCCTCAAAAATAACTAGTTTAAGCTTTACTTCTTGACAAAATGTATTATAATATATTATATGCATAGTATAAAAGTTGGTGATCTTGTATTTAACAAAAGATTTCCAACAAAAATATTAGGTATAGTCATTCGACTGTACATTATTTTTAAAAACGGCATACATAAGAAGCCAGTAGATATGGCAGTAATTGCAACCAAAGACGGAAATCACCATTGGAAGCAAAGAAAATTAGGAGTATTTGATGAAGATCGGTGATTTAGTAAAATTAAAAGGCTTTTCTTTGTCTAGTCCCAATGATATACCACATGGTTTAATTATAGCTAGTCTAGGACTAGATAAATATAAAATAAAGTGGCTGAATGATGAGCTAGCGACAAGATGGGCGGTCTCGGTGATAATGCCATCAGACAAGTTAGAATTAATTAATTCAAATTAATCGGATCCGTCATCCCACGAAAAGCTATAATCGTCATCAAATAGATCTTTGTTAGCAAAAACAACGTTATTATCAAAAGTATTGGCTAATTCTCTAGCAGCCTTCATAAAATCGTCATAAGTTTTATCTGTAACTTGCTTGTCGCGACCATACATAGGAAAATAAGCTTTTACTTTCCAGGCGCCCTTATAAAAAGGATCTTTCCATACCATTCCAATTGGAAATTCTCTGTTTTGATCAGGTAAATAAACTTTATATTTATCTATACCATCTTCTTCAAGTCTTATTCTCATAACAGCTATAACTAGTCTATTTACTGATATGGCAGCAAAGTTTAAAGAATATAAACTTGGAGATCTAGTAGAAAACTTTTCTTATATTAGAAAACCTAGACTAAGAGGCATTATTGTAGAATGTCTTGGCTTTGATATAGAATTAGATGATTATGTATACAAGATTTTCTGCTATAATACAAGCAAATACGAAACTTGGACGCACAATAACATAAAAAAAATATAATTTTACTTTTTTGTGCTGCTGTCTTATAATTATAATGTAGGGTAACGCATTAGCGCGCGTTAATTACTACCTTTAAGCTTCTGTCTTTGGCAGAGGAGGTATGTTTATGTCTTTTTTCTTGGGTACAGTATTTGGAGGGTATCTTGGCTACGCCTGGACTGTCTATTCAAATAATGATTGGAAATTTTATAACTAATTTCGAAAATCAAAATAAAAAACTTGACTCTTTTCGAAGGGTATAGGTTTTTATTGCCCAAAAAAAGACATTGATTTTTGCCAAGATGTTCTTATACTTCTTATAGGAGGGTATAATGAAATACTTATTGTTTTTAACTACATTAGTTGTAACTGCTAGCGAAGAATTGCTATACGAGTTTGATTGGATGAACAATATCGGACCTTATTTATAAAAAAAATGTCACCAATAGTAACACTAATATTAGCATTCTACTTTTGGGACATTTTCTTAAGAGTAGCTAGTGGCCAATGGAATATGAAATAATGTTATTTTAAATTTTTTATTGTCTTTGGAAGGCCCTTAAGAAGATTAATTAGAATTTGTCTTCCGCGCGGAATACTATCGGCATGCCCAATGATTTTCTCAATTGCTCTAATAAATTCTTGGTTTGTGTTGATCGCTTTCATATCTTGTTGCGTTAAGATTTTAGTAATATCGTCCGATACTTTTTTTTGATCACCCTGAGCTTGTGCCGGCTCAGCAACTTCATTAAGGGCTTCTCTTACCATTTCTTCAATTAATTCTCTTGTAATCTTCATTTTTTTAATCCTCGACTTGCGTCGTGTTCATTTTGAACACCGTGGCGTGTGTCTTCATCTCTTTTTCCGGGCAGTTTATCACCATGCCCTTCAACAAGAGCATCTTCAATGTTCTCGGCTAAAAGACCACGAACAATAGTATCACCAAACTTCATATCATAGACACCAATATCACCATTCTCATTAAGTGAATGCCAGAGAACCTTGCCAACAGCGTTTTCTTCGGAGATTCCGTATCTTTCTAAAAGGTCTGAACTCAGACGTCCTTCCTTCATTCACTTGTGTTGGATAGAGTTCTTTTTTTCTTTTTCATCAGCACTCAACTTACTATCCGGTGTGTCCAGAAGAGTTTTTTCAGCTTGAGTGAGTTTGCCTTCGTTAATCAGGCTTAGTTCTTCTTTAATTAATTGCTTAAGTTTACTAATTGTAATATTCATATTCCTCTCCGATTTTTTTCTCCGACCCAAAAAGCCGCATCATTATAATTAGTTTCGGGGCTCAACCCGATCAAATTTTTTTCCTAAATTTTTCCTAGTTATCAATATGAACAGGAAAAAGGTACGCAGGCTAGTGTTTGAAATCCTACTATTCCTAAGCGCTGCTGTTACTTTTTTCGAGGCATACGTAAATAAATAAAAAAGCCCCCTTCAAAAGGGGGCAAGGAGGGCAAGGTCTATGGTCAACCTTTGAGTTTGTTGGTAACAAACTTTATATAATATAGCAAACTTAATGCGCAATGTTAAGAAAAAATTAATCTTTATATACTTCCACCAAGCCTTCGGCCAAGAGTTGTTTATTTAAATTAACTTCCTGTATATAAAGCTCACCTAAGCATCGTCCGTACTTATCAACACCAATCGAGCGCACCATAAATGACCCGCGGTTTAAAGCAAGCATTTCCTCTAGGCGCGCCATGGCCAATTTGCCTTCGCGTTTCTCCTCAAGGTCTCTTGTCCTTGTTTCAGGGGCGTTTATGCCCCATAAACGGATTCTACGGCGCACAGTGATGTTGAACCCTAAATCGATCCAAGCATCCACCGTATCGCCGTCTACAACGCGGATTAATTCTGCTTCATACAGGTATTTGTCTTTAACATCCATTGTAGAGTAAATAGATCTTAAAAGCTACATTTGCCCGGCAGCAAAGATTAGGAACAAAAGAAAAAGACCGCAGCGATATACGGCGGTCTTGAAATTTCTAAGGGATTCAATCATATGTTATTCTTCGTATTTAGGCGTGTATGATCCTCTTGGAGGAGATACGGTACCTCCTTGAGAATATGCGCTCTTAGGCCCTTTGTAATCCGGGTCTTTTACACACGTACCGCCTTGGCCACCAAAACTCTTCCAGTAATGGCCAGGAGGACATCTACCTTCTTCTAAAGTAGCTTCCTCAAGTTCGTCTTCGTTCAGCGCGCCTTGTGCTTCAGCCATATCAATAACCATCATTGCGCGCTCATATTCACGTGAACTAGGGGAATACATTGCTTCTACGGCAGCTCTCGCTGCATCAGCGCCATCAGCTAGCTTGGTAAGGGGTACGTCAATGCCTTTCTTTTTAATTGCCTTAGGCGGCATCATTGGTGTATGCTCTTCCTCACCATAGCCTTCCTCTAAGCCAATTGCGCTACCAACGCTTTGCGCGGCATCGGCTATAGCTGCAACCATTTCTGGATCTAGCTTAGACATAGCTTTCTCCATTGCTGCAGATCCCATTGCGGCCAATCCTTGCAAGGCTTGCATTGCTTGGTAAATACCACCAGCCTTAAAGGCGCCTTTTGCTGCAGCACCTAACGCGCTACCTTTCTTCTTACCTTTGGCATCGCTAGCTGCATTCTCTAGATCGCGACGCATGCTTTCTAGGTCATCTGCTTCTTCGTTATAAACCTGTACGTCCTTTGTAGCGCCTTTAAACGGATCATCCGGGTCGACTTGAGGCCGCTCCCACTT